ACCCTGGAGCTGCTGGACGCAATCGGGGCAACGCTGGAGGAGATGGGCGGCAGTGGCGACGCTGAGACCATCAGCTTCCCTGTAGTCCCTGAGGGACCAGAGCTGATGCGCATTTTGGCGTTGGCCAAGCGTCCTCCTCCAGCGCCCAGCAATCCAGAGCTAGTGGACTTGGGGGCGTTCTTGACCCAGCGTCTAGCGACCACCCAGATGCCTTATCCAGGTGGACTGCGCCCCATGCAGGCAGCCGCTCTTCACGAGGCTTGGCAGTGTCGCGGGCTTGCTGGATTCTTGCGCGTAGGCGCCGGCAAAACGCTTACGGCGGGTTTGCTGCCGACTGTGCTTGGAGCTCGCAATCCGCTGTATATCGCGCCTGCTTCGTTGCGCGAAGACGTCATGGGCAATCCTAGAAAAGGTGACATCGGCGAGTTTGCCCGGCTGCGCCAGCACTGGCAGATACCTCAGCTACCGTTCCTCAGCTACGAAATGCTGAGCGCGCCAACTGGTGGCGAAGAGCTGGGCGACGACGGCAGCATCTCTAGGCAGTCGATTCTGGAGCGGGCTCGGCCCGACATGCTGCTGCTGGATGAGGCCCACGGAGCACACGCAGCCGTCGCACTGAAGCGCATTCGAGCGTATCTGCGTAAATACCCAGGCACACCAGTCATCGTCTTGACGGGTACGCCGTTCAAGGACTCGATTTACGGTCCGGCCGTGTTGCTGGAAATGGCGCTGGGTGACAAATCTCCGCTGCCACGTCCAGCCGTCGGCTACACCGAGCTTCGGGCGTGGGCGTCCTATTTGGACGTCGCACCCAGCAACACCGAAGTCGGTGCTCTGCTGCATTTCTTGAACGCTGCTGAGCGGGCTGAATACGACGCCACGCCTGGATACGAGGACAAGCGGAATATTGTGCGGACCGCAGTCTCTCGGCGCATCTACAATACGGCCGGTGTCATCAGCTCCCAGGAGGGTCGGCTGGTCGACGATTCGGGCCGAGAGATTGGCTTGGAAATGTTGTCGTTGATAGCTGAGCCCCAGAACGACGCTATCGACGAATTCTTCGGCTGCATCAAAAAGAAGCAGTTGCCTGACGGGACCATTCTCGAGGATAAATTCGCCGTCGGACGGCACCAGGAAACGGCTGGCTATGGCTACTGGGGGCGGTTCAGCGACCCACAGCCGCCCAAGTGGTTCCTAGATGCCAGACGCGAATGGCAGAAGTGGTGCCGCGACGCGATTGCCAGTAACCGCCGTGGCATCGACTCGGTTGCTCGTATGGAGCGGGCTGTCCGTAGGCGCCTGTATAACGACAAGGGAAAGCTGGCGGCATGGGACGCTGCCCAGAAGCGCTACACGGCCGAGACGGGGCTGGAGGAGCCCCCCAGCGAAGTAGTTTGGTTGGCTGACGACGCAGTCATAGCCGCAGGCGACTGGGCACGCGAACACGGTGGGTTGATTTGGGTCCGAGGCGTTGAGTTGGGTGAACGTATAGCCGAACGTGTCGGGTGCCCGTACTACGGAGCCAAGGGAACTGACGCCAAAACCAAGCAGTTCATCATGAAACATCAGGGCGGCCCAGCCGTGTGCTCCGTTCAATCGAACCGACGTGGACGCAATCTGCAGAAATTCTGGTCCAAGCAGCTATTTATGACGGTACCCGATGAACAGGCGCTGGGGCGGCTACATCGTCCTGGTCAAGAAGCCGCTGCTGTCCAGTCCTGGCTGTATATTGGGTGCCGTCAGCATCTCGCCAGCTTGCTCAAAGCCAAGGACAGCAAAGCCGTCTTCCAGCAAATATTCACCCAGACTGAGCAGAAGCTGGTCTACGCAGAAGGCGAACTACCGTCGCTGGAGGCGTTGGCCGAGCTGGGCGGACCACGCTGGACCAAATAGTGACAGGCTACTGCAAGAAACATTTTGCACGTAGATTTTCCCTAGTGCATCGTGCTTCTGGCTAACCGCATTTGGCACCAATTAGAACTGAAATGGAGCACTCCGCAGATGGGTAACGACAGCTTTGATATGGGTAGCGCGTATATTCCTGGCAACAAGACGGCCAAGGAAAAGCTCAAGCCCGGCACGCACGTGGTAATCGTCCAGGACGTCAAGGAGCACACTGGTCTCCAGGGCAAGGGGTTCATCGTCGAGTTCACCGTTGAGTCCGGCCCCAGTGCCGCTGGCTTGCGCGCTGATTTCAAGGTCTATCCGCACGACGCCAAGGGTGGCGGACGCATGCCGCGCGATAGCGCCTATCAGCGTGAGCTTGGGAAAATCAAGCGCACCGTGGCCGCTATCTGCGGTCTAGAGGCTGGTGACGCCAACCAAATCGACAACGTGCGGTACCAGAGTGCAATCAGCCGCCCTGTCAGCCCTCTCAAGGGGCGTCGTGTGGTGGTTGAGGCGGTTCCGTGGACGAACAAGGAAGGCAATCCGACTGTCTTTTACGAGTTCTATCCGCACTCGGCTAACGAGCCAGCGACGGCCGAGCCCGTCAAGGCAAAGCCGGCGCTGCCAACGCGTGCTGCCGTCGTCAAGACGCTGGCCAACGAGCTAGTGGCCCAAGGTTTCCAGGTGCATCCTGATGACTCCAGCTTCGTGTTCAACGAGGCTACGTCAGAGTGCATTGAGCTGGCCGAGTTCAAGGCCCGCTTCGGAGTTTCGGCTTAGTTCCACGGGTTGCGTGCTGGGTTGTTCTCAGCAAGCCGCCGGGTTTAGCTTAGCCAACCGCGTCCAAGTACGCTGCCTACAGTAGTCGGGAAACAGCTGCAGCATGCCCCGGCCGGCGAATACTTGCGCGGTTGACTCTATTATTTTGCAACGACTCAGCAGCCATGGTGCGCAGGGAGAGCCTGCGACAGGTGTTTTTACTGTTTCGCCGCATGAAACAGCTGCTGAGTCGTCGCCCTAAAGAAGCCACCAAACCACGGCAATCGGGACTAATCCCTGCGGCAGCTGCGGTACATTTGGTGACTTCTTTAGTGTGTTTGGAGGCAAGCAATGTTCGGATTCGAGTACAACGAAATGGTGCTGGCTATGGGCCGCAAGGACGGTCAGTTCATTCCGCTGGAGCAGTGTGCCCTGGGGCTGTGTGGCGAGTCAGCTGAAGCCGAACACGCCCTCAAGTCTTTGCATGGGCCACGGGCGTAGAGGTAGAGATGCAAAAGTGTCGCATATGCGGTTCAACTCAAGTCGAGCGCAGGCTGGATCGCCGCCGCTATGAGCCTCCCTATGGAACCGCCGTCAATTATGAAGTTCCCATGGTGAAGTGCCGGAACTGCGACGAAGGGTACCAGGACGACGGCGCAACAGAGGTTGTCCGACAAGCCATCGCCGAAGCCGATAAGGCTTCCTTGAGGCTCATCATCGAGTCGCTCGAAAAGGAGCGAGTTACGATGGCGTACATGGAGCGCGCGCTTGGCTTGGCGCCGCGTACCATTGCTCGCTGGAAGGCTGGAGAGACTTCCGCGGCAGGGCTCGCGCTACTAAGGATCGTCCGAACGTTCCCCTGGATCCTTCGCGTAGCAAGGGCACGGTTTGACGCGAGTGCTGCGCAGCGCGAGGTGGAATCTGCGGCGTTTGCAATGCGCGGAACCATCTCAGAGCCGCAGTCGCCTCGTGATAAATGCCGGCATTACTGACGCCCAGCTGCCTCTGGTGGTGCCAATGCACCAGGGCACGTTGCCGGTGCTGGCGGGGCGTTTGGCCGAGCTGGTCAAGAAGTCTACGTGGCACGGCAAAGTGGTGATGCCTGACCAGTGGCTGGATGCAATTCAGGCATATCTGTGTCAGGTTGCGATGGACGCAGCCGACATTGGTGAGACCATTCAGTCTTTGCTGACAAAGAATATCGCCAAACTAAGCTAGGTGGCCAGGAGGCAAGTTCAATGGCTAGCTTCGAAATACGTTCAGGCTTCGTGGTCATCGTGGATGACGCTGACTTAGAGGCAGTCAAAGAAGCGGGCCCTTGGCATCTGGAAAAGAAGCCTAATAAATACTCAGCCTATGTTTTGCGGCACATTAGGGTAAACGGCAGAGACTCTACCCAGTATCTTCACCGATTCCTACTAAATGCGCCTAAGGGTCTGCAAGTTGACCACATAGACGGCAATGGGCTTAACAACAGCAGAGAGAATCTGCGGCTCTGTTCTAATGCCGAGAATGTCTGGAACAAAGGCGCTCCTAAGAACAATACTTCAGGCGAAAAGGGTGTTTGCTGGTTCCCGCTGTACGGCAAATGGCTCGCCCGCGTTGGGTTCAAAGGAAAACGGGTCTTTGTCGGGTACTTTGAGAACAAAGACGACGCTATTGCAGCTGTTCGTGAGGCGAGAAAAGCTTTGCACGGCAGTTTCGCCAGAACTAGCTGGCCCAAGAGTCGTGGCGTGTCACCATAACCTGTCTTTACCCCAAGAATTGGAGTTACACTTTGGCGACTAGAGCAAAAGCAGTTCAATCGAAAGACGTCACCAGGGTGTTCATTCCTGACAGCCATGGCGCTCATATCGACCCAGCAGCAGAAGCTGCGTTCTTAGCCGACTTGAAGCGGTTGGCTCCTGACGAAATCGTCATGCTGGGCGACCATTTAGATTGTGGCGGTATTTTTACGACGCACAGTCGGTCATATACCAACGAAATGGCTGAGTCTTACGAAGACGATGTCGCGTTCACCAACAAATTTCTGGACGCAATCCACAAGGCGGCACCCAAGGCACGTATTTGGTACGTGGCTGGGAACCACGAATTTCGGGTAGAGAAATGGGCTACATCCACTTTCTTCAACAAGAAAGACGCCGATAGCTACTTGGCGGCTATGGGCCCCGCCGCGGCGCTGAAGTTGAAGACGCGCGGTATTCGCTACATTGAGCGTAACGAGTTCATGCCGGGCTGCAGTATCCCAGGTACGCTGAAACTGACCGTTGGCGGAACGTCGGTGTACGTGACGCATGGGCTAAGTGCCTCGGCACACGCAGCTGCTGTGCACCTGAGTAAGTTCGGCGCAAACGTTGTTTTCGGGCATATCCATCGTGCTGTCAGCGTTCACGGCAGGTCAGTCGACAAGGGTCTGTTCGGCGCGTGGTCGCCCGGCACGCTGGCTCGTATTCAGCCGCTGTATATGCACACAAACGTCTCTCAGTGGGCGCACGGCTACGGGCTGGAGGTAGTTTCGAAGTCCGGCCGGTTCATCCATATCAACGTCCCGATTGTAAGCGGCGAGTCTATGCTTGCCCAAGTCTCGAGAGCCATCCGATGACTGTAGTCGTCAATTTTTTCGCAGGTCCAGGTGCGGGTAAATCCACAACCAAGGCAGGTCTGTTTTTCGAGATGAAGTTGGCCGGCTTCAAAGTCGAAGTCGTAGAAGAGTTTGCCAAGGAGCTGACTTACGACGGTGCTTGGCAGACGATGGAAAATGAGATGTTCATGCTGGCGGAACAAGACCGTCGGCTGCGACGCCTAGTGGGCCAGGTAGACTACATACTTACTGACGCGCCCCTGCTGAAATCGCTGTTCTACGTCCGAGGGGTGTACGATAGCGACGAATATCGCGGGCACATCTCGCGACTGTTCGATTTTTACGACAACTTCAACGTCTGGGTTCGCAGGACCAAGCCGTATGCGGCTTATGGGCGGTCTCAGTCTGAAACTGAAGCCGACGAAATCGGCCGGCGGATGCACGCCAGCATAATGCAACGCATTCACCTAGTTGTAGATGGCGACAGAGCCGCTCCCGTCCTAGTAAAAGAAGCCTTGACCTGGAGACAGAAATGAGCACGGCGTCCGACCACGTGATTCAGACCGCAGCCGCCAAGGCTGAGAAGCCCAGGATGGACTTGCTCCCAGGCGAGCCGCTGGTGGCGATTGCCGAGATTCTGACGTTCGGCGCCAAGAAGCACGAGCCACGCAGCTGGCAGCGGCTGCCGTTCACCCGAGACACGTACGTAGCGGCTGCTGGTCGCCACTGGGCCGAGCTACTTGACGGCAAGGTGTGGGATGATGAAAGCGGATATTTGGTGGCTGCTCATCTGGCCACCAACACGCTATTCGTGCTGTGGTTTGACATCAAGGCCTGGGGACGACGCGCCTTGAAGGAGCCCAAGTGAGAATTCTGCTAGACATCGACGGCGTTATTTGTCGGTTCGCTCAGACGTATCTGGAATGTCTAGTGGTATTGACCGGACGCATTCACTCTGAAGACGAAGTCACTACGTGGGACTTCTCGAAGTCCGTGGCCAGCCCAGAGGAAGACGCCCAAGTCTGGCACCTAATTGAGCGTCCTGACGTCGTCTCTAGGCTAGAGGAGTACCCAGGCGCCATGGTGTTTCTAGAGGCGCTAAGAACTCGCGGGCAGGTTGTAGCAGTTACGAGTCCAGCGAATACACCACGTTGGTGCTACGAACGTGCTCAGTGGTTACGCGACCGTAGGTTTACTAGTAGGCAAATCGTCTTTGCGTCGGACAAGGCACTGGTGCGTGGCGACGTTCTGATTGATGACCACCCCGATAACGTCCAGGCGTTCGTAGACGCTGGTGGAGTCGGTATTCTGCTTGACCGGCCGTGGAATCGGAATGCCGAGGGACAGAATGCCTTCAGAGCTGTTGACTATGCAGAGGTTTTGTACCTGGTCGATAGGCTGGCTGAATATTTATAGGTACATGAATGACTAAGCTGTGGGTTGATTTTGAGACGTTTCTAACAGCTCCTGGCCTACAGGCTCCTCCGTTGGTGTGCATGTCGTTCGCCATCGACGATGCCCCCACGGAGCTGTGGCACGTACGCGATGGACGTCTGGGCAAGCTGTTGACAGAGGCCCTCAAGGACCCACAGGTACAAATAGTCGCCCACAACGCGTCCTACGAAATCCTGACCATGCTGGCACATAGTGTCGACTGGCGTCCGTTGGTGTTCGCCAAGTTGAAGGCAGGCGGTTTCAGCTGTACGATGCTGCGCGAAAAGCTCCTGAGGATCGGCAAGGGCGACCGGCGTGAGGGCTTTGGTCTGGATGACTGCCTCGAGGCGCACGGTATCCCCATCAAGCTGGACAAGCAGTGCTCCTGGCGGGTGCGGTTTGGCTCTCTATATGGGCTGGACGTCGAGCAATGGCCCCAAGAGGCAGTCGACTATGCCAAGGGGGATATCGCCGTACGCGACCTGTGGCGAGCCCAGGCAGCCCAGGGAGACCGCTGGTTCGTCAACGAGCACCCACAGGTGGAGGCAGCCGTAGCACTGGCGCTGTCTAGTGCATGGGGTCTCAGGACAGACCCAGTCGCAGCAAGCAAGCTGTACGACGCCACAGTGACAGAGATTGAGCTGGACCGCAAAGTCCTGGCACAAGCTGGACTGCTGAAGTTCAAGCCAGACGGCTCTTGCTCTAAGGACAAAGCCAAGGCTGAGCAGATGCTGGTGGACGCCTATAGGCGCCTGGGCAAGTCTGAGCCACGCGGAGAGCCAACAGAGAAGATGCTGGCCGCCGGCAAGCCGGGGAACGTCAAGCTCGACGAAGAGGCGTGTCTGGGAGCCGAGGATGAAATCCTGGCGGCCTACACCCGCTATGGGCAAGCAAACACTCTTCTAAGCAAAATCAAGCGTCTTCAACACCCATTGATTCAACCGTCGATGAACACGTTGGTGGCTACTGGCCGAACGTCATGTCGCCAAGGCGATGACCCGAAGCCTGGACAGCCGTATAGCGCGTATGTATGCCAGATACAGAATCCGCCGAGAGCCGAAGGTGTACGCGAATGCTTCGTGGCACGACCCGGGTACGCCTTTGTGAGTATCGACTTCAACCAAGCGGAGCTTAGAACGTGGGCAGCTGTGTGCAAGTGGCTCTTTGACTTTTCTGACCTGGGAGAAGTTCTGAAGGACCCTGCCAGAGACCCCCACGTCGAGCTGGGGGCGTTGATTTATGGGTTGAGCGTCGATGAAGCGTATGCACTCAAGAAAACGGACAAGCCCAAGTTCAAGGAACTCCGGCAACTAGCCAAGGCAGCCGGCTTCGGACTGCCAGGTGGGTTGGGTAAGAAGACGTTCATAGAGTACGCAGCTACCACCTACGGAGTCAAAATAACCGAAGCCAGAGCAGCCGAAGTAATCGCGGCCTGGAAAAGGAAGTGGAGAGAGGCAGCCCCGTACCTTGAGTGGGTCGCGGACCAACTAGGCAGGCGTGGAGCTAGGGGGGAAGTAACGCACTTCGTCTCGCAACGCGTCCGGGGGGACGTGTCCTACTGTGAATTCGCTAACTCGTTATTCCAGGGTTTAGCTGCAGACGCAGGCAAAGCAGGCTTCGTAAAGGTCATGTATGCCTGCTATGCAGACCCAGAATCTCCTGTCTACGGCTGCCGTATGCAGGGGTGGCTTCACGACGAATGGCTTGGAGAAGTACCTTTAGAGGGTCTGCATGAAAAGTCTCACCACATCCGAGATTTGTTCTGTTCTGGGGCGGATTCAGTAGTGAAGGAGGTTCCGATGACTGCAGAACCATCAGCCATGTTGCGCTGGACAAAAGCCGCTTCTGACCCAGTATACGAGAACGGGGTGCTAATACCTTGGGAGCTTAGAAAGTGAAAGAGCTAAAGCTATCTTGCGGACGTGTGGCCCTGGTGGATGATGACGTTTTCGAGCAAGTCAAAGACTTCACTTGGTGCTCTTGGGCGCGTCCCGGGATGCGAACTCGATACGCCATGTGCGGCAGGATGTTTGGGAAACCTGCCAGACTGCACAGAGTGGTACTAGGAGTGACTGACCCCAAGGTGGAAATTGACCACATCAACGGTGATGGCCTAGACAACCGCAGAGAGAATCTACGCGTCAGTGATAGGACAGGGAACAATTGCAACAAGCCTGCATACCTGTCCAGCAAGTCAGGAATCAAAGGGGTGCATTGGTCCGCCAAGTGCAACAGCTGGATAGCCCAGATTCAATTCAACAAGGTCAAATACGCGCTGGGGCACTTCCCGACAAAGGAGGACGCAGCGGCAGCCTACGACAGGGCGGCTGTAGCTTTGCACGGCAGCTTTGCTAACCCTAACGAAATTCAGGGGGACGTTGGCAAACGACAGAAGCGCAACAAGATGACAAGACACGCTGAAACGGTGCGAATGTTGCGAGCTCTAGGCGCCACAGTCGCTGACGTAGCGTCCTGGGTTGAGTTGTCGACAAGCAGTGTCTATGAAATCGTTGGTGGCCGCGTATGAGACTAAGCTTCGTAGTAGCTGGGGAGCCAGCAGTCAAACAGAGACCACGCCTAGGTAGGGGTGGACGTGTATTCACACCACAGAAGACCATAGACCAGGAGATGCGCATCAACGAAGCGTGTTCCCAGGCTAGAGAAGACGGTTGGCCGATGGCTGCCGTGTATCGAGTCACGATGGCATTCTTCTGCGGTTCGCGTAGATTTGGCGACGTGGATAACTATTGCAAGGCGGCCCTCGATGGGTTGAACGGAGCCGCCTTCTTTGACGACGTTATGGTCACCGAGATGGAGGCAACTCGTCACTATGACAAGGCGTCTCCACGGACGCGTATCACCGTCGAAGTGCTCCAGGAGCTCACACCCAAGGAAGCCGAGAAATACCGTCTGGCGCACGAACGCAAAATGGAGAAGCGCCAAGCCAAATCAGGTCGCAAAAAGGCAGTGACGGCGCGCCGCAGGCCACGTACAATCAAGCAGGCACGCAAAAGGAAGTCGAAATAATGGGCAGTTATTCGTACGTCGACTTGATGATTGAGTCTGGGTGCATCGTTCGACGTGCCCTTTACGTACGAAGCCCAGGGAGACTTGCTGTGTATCGGCAACATGGACGCTGGTCTGTTCGCCAGGTACCGCGATGAATTCCTAGTGGACGTCCGCGAAGCTTACCTAGAAAATGTCGATGACCTGAAGCAGCGCAACTAGGAGAATCAGATGAGCAAGTTTGTCAAGCTCCCGCGTACTATCCCAGATGAGTTCGTCTATGTGGATGCTACCCAGGTGTTCATGATTCAGCCCGAGTCCGACGACGTGTGCTGTGTGCACTTCGGTCCGGACAAGATGCTAATGGTGGCGCTATCGGCCGAAGAGGCTGTAGAGAAACTTGGCTGGCGTCGTTAGCGTCCGATAACGCTTGCCAGCATCCAGGGCGTTGACGTATATTTATCAAGTCAGCAACGAGCCCGGAGAGCAACATGGCAAAGATGTACGAAGCGGCAAACGATGTCATCAGCGGCGGCGCCTCAATCGAGATGACAGCCGAATGCTACAACATCGACCCAGCTGAGCTGGAGGCGTTTGTCACTGAGCTACGGGCCGAGAACAGAGCTTGCCGCAAGAGCCGCAAGCCGAAGTCTCGCTCCTAGTAGCCGATAGCAGCGCGGTAAGCGCTCAGCCGGATAGCCAGCTCTTCGCCCACCAGCCCCGACGTCACGGCCTGGACCAAGTAGCGCTTGTAGCTGGCTTCTACCAGCTGCTTGCGCTCAGTGCTCCAATGCAGCGTCGGCAAGTCAGCCTCAATGGCCGCAACCAAATAGTCCGCACTGTCGCTGGCCCTCATGGTGCCCCTCTCATGGCTGCTGCCACTCTAGATACGTAGCCAGGGGCTACAGATAGTTTCCTGCATACTTCGGCTTGCTTGAGGCCTTCAGAGAGCAGCGTCTCTATACTTGGGCGTAGGTTACGCCGCGGTTTAGCAGGTGGGTAAACGCCGTACTCTCGACCCCATCTCAAGACCACACCGGGTGAAATATCTAGAGCCTTTGCTACGACTTGCGGCTTGGCGCCATCTGCTAATTGGGCAACTATAGCTTCTCTGGTTGCAGCGGAGACTCCGTGACTTTCTGACAGTTTTTGCCGAAGCGTAGAGGTGCAAGCCTGCTTTGCTCTAATCGATGCGGCCAGGCGAATCGCAGGGTCGGCGTAGTGTTTGCGCAAACCTTCCGCCTGCCGGGTTTTGTAGACAGCAGACGCCCAGGCCATTGTGGCTTGCTTACTAAGGCGTTCACGCACTTCAGGAGTGGCTGATAGCGCCTTCAGCTTTTCCGCGATTCGTTTTCGTAGTTCAGGGTTGCCCTGCGCCGCCAAATTCGCGGCTCTGGCGCGACCCCTATCCTCTGGAGTCGCTCTAGCTGCCAGGATTTTATTCCTGTATGAAGTCTTGCGCCAGTTGGCTTTAGTCCTGGCCCCTATTTTTGCTCTAGAGCTAGGGTGCCATTCAGGGCGCTGACCGCCAGAAGCTAAATTCAGTCCTGAAGGCGCAAGGCTATCTAGCTCAGAAATGCATAACTTCTCCATCTTTAGAGCCAAATCAGATTCTGTGCACTCAAGCAGCAAACGAACTGTGAAGTTCGCCTCGCCGTGCTTGCGTATGGCGCGATGCAACAGATAGCCAGAACCTTTCTTGGCATCTAGCTTGTGCCGCGCCCAGCGTTCCTTAAAGCACCGCGAAGTGAACCCGACATAACGTTTACCGGTCGGTAAACAGGTCACTAAGTAGACTTGTGCCACTAAGGAAACTCCGGCCAACGAATTGCAACGGCATCAGATATTCTATAGTTTTTAAGGGTCACTCTATTATTTTGATTCCCCGAGACGACTTGTACATATAGACCTTTAGGGGTCGCGTTAACGAACCCGACGTGGCCTGTGTGTCCGGAGTCTAAGTCTTTGGGCCCAAATACGATAATCGCCCCTGGACGTACTTCGGACTCTTTGCCGAACATCTTGTAGCTGGCGGCAGCCGCTGAACGCGTCGACTTGACGCCTTCTTGCTCCAAGCAAAAACACACATAACTGGCGCACCAAGGGACCTTTGAGCTGCGGGCTTTGAGCCCTGTGCATTGGTGGTACTGCAGAATACGTGTATCGTCCTTACCTTCACGCACGCCTAGTTCGCGTCTGGCGCGGGCCAGCCAGCTGGGGGTATCTGAATCGCCGTTCACCATACGACTACTTTGCTCCTAGGACGGGTTTCCTGGCCCAAGGCTGTACACCCTGGGCGGCTCGCCGCCGGTGGTAAAATACCGTCGACTCGGCCAGTTTCAGTTTTTTAGCCACGGCGCTGGCCGGAACCTCCAGGTTCAACACCAGACGACGCTGGTCAGGCGTAAGCCTGTGGGGCAGCTTCTTGGCGGCACGCCTGGCAGTCTCGGAAGGTGACACGGCAGGACGATTAGCCTTCTCCTTGCCTCGCTGCATACGCATCCAGGCCCGGTTATACTCGCGACGCTTCTCGGCCTGGTCGGCTGTTTCGGGCGGCTTCGTACGCTTACTGGGCTCCGGTACCAGCCCTGCCTGCCTATCTAGGGCCAGCGCTTGCTTGCGCCGAAGCAGAAGCTCCTGGTGCAAGCTGAAAGCGTTTTCAGTAAACTCGCCAAACTCTTCGGCCACCTGGGCGCTTAGATTTTTGAATGCCACCCAGTAACGGTATAACAGACGAAGCAAAAAAGGAAGAGGCCAGAGCACCATTGCCCCAGCCTCTTTCGCCCTGCGATGGGCCCATAACTGAACAGCCCGAGAATACCCAGAGCGACGCAGTGCGTCAACCGGAAAGAAGCCAACGCGCAGCGCCCAGCCCGCACAGGATTATGACCGGCAGAATCTTCAGGAAGTGGTCGATTACCCAGGCTGCTACAGTAGCAAGCATGCCTGCACCGCTACCCATGGCCACCAGTTTGGTACGCGCCTTGTCCAGGTCAGCGACTCGGCGACTCAGCGGCTCAAGCATTGAAGACATCTCAGCACGGATGCTGTCGGTCACTCGGCCCTTGGCCGCCTCTAGACGCTCCAAGAAGGCCTCTTCTTGGGCCTCTAGGCGCTGGAGCAGCGTCTCGTGCCTTTCATCCAGTCGAGCCACCAGGGACTCGTAACGCTCGGCGTTGTGGTCGTCTCTAGCCTCCATGGCTTTGGCCAACGACTCTTGCCGCTCGCCGATTTTGGCTAGACTGATTAGGATGCTACGGTCAGTGGGCGGCATGACCATAAACTGTCATGTTTCCCCTAGCAACAGTCCTGGTATGGTATCAGACCAAAGCCGCTTGTCGCCCCAGTAGGCCCCATGTGCTGCGCCCCACCACTTTGTGAAGATGTTGCCTACAGACACTTCGACGTCTCGGACTTGGGGCAGCCAGGCCCGTAGTGGAAAGCCGATTGCGTCGTTGGGACTGAACAGATTCGTCCACTTGCCGGTTGCTTTGAGCTGTTGCGGGCAGTCGAACTGGTCCTCGGCGCCCAGGAAGAACAGCTGGAGGTTGCAACCCATTGTATACAGATGGGCAACTTTGACCCCTGTGCGGCTTCTTAGATAGTCGGCGACCAGCAAACAGCCCAGCGAATGTCCGAAGATATGAATCTCGTCAGCACGCAGTTGCTTGGTTTCGTAGTCCATCAAATAGTTGATGCCGACCTGGTGGTGTCTATAGCTGAGTGCGTCCGCCAGCGTGCCCATTGTCACACGCTGCATCAGCTTGCCGTGCGCCCCCAGCCGCTTGGTTTGTCGCAGCGCCTTGGCCTCAACGGTATCAAGCAGCGGAGCCCAATGAACACTGCGCCCATACAGCGTGACGCCACGGGGGCTCAGAGCTGCCGCCAGACGCTTCTGTGCTTGGTCAGCAAACTTGGAGTCTTGTTGGCCAATACCATGGACGAATAAGGCGTGTACAGATTTCGTCACGGAGTGATACCTGTATCAGCTTGTATGAACTGCTGCACTGTCAACCAGTCAGCTGCGTCGATGACACGTTGAAAGGCGTAAATAGCTCTAATTTCGCCCTCGAAATTAAAGGTTGTTCCTTCGCCTGTCGTCAACGGTCTGACGTTGGCGGTATCCGTTGACAGTGTCCCAGTTCCGCTAGCTACAGAAGCGGATTTTCTGAATACTTCCCAGGCCGCCGAGCCCAACGACGTTCTTACATATGTGGCAGTGTTTACCGTCCAGCCGGTTGTTGTACTGGAGCTAGGTCCTACCGCTCGCAAACGAAGCGAGTCGGCAGCGGACCGCGTCAAATCAAGCCCGCCTGCAGCCGTGTTGGCGCTTGTACTTAGCATTATTCGCAATGCATCAGAAGTAGGTCTAAACACACAAACTAGGGTTCCGGCCCTGTCGGCAAAAGCCCAAGAAGCGTTCGAGCGATTCGACCGATGCCAAGTCGACCCAGTACCTGTGACGGTCAAGGCGCCTCCGAAATTAGCGTTGGCCGAAGGTAAAGCGTACTGTTTTGTAGTGTCGGCCTGCGTGAGCAAATGCGTCGAATCGATATAGTCGACCATAGACAACATTTTGCCGGACACGCCGTCTGGCGTAACATTGCTTGCATCAAACCAGACATCCCCCGCGCTGAACAGACGGCGGAACGCGTTCTGCAAACTCGGGATAACTCTTAGCCCTGCTCGTGACCTTCGTGCGCGTCTACTAGACATTGGCTGGCGCCTGTCTCACTAAGAACCCTATAGGGCGAGTCCCTGTCGTGGCTGGGTTAGCCCCGATGACGAAAGACCCAGGGGAGCCGTTGGTTACGCTGGAGATTACGTTAGTAGAGTCAACGTATGTGAAGTCTAGTTTCACATGCCCTAGCCCAGCGTACATACGGTCCCCGTCAGAAATCAGCGACGTCAAGTTAGTACCGACTCCATCTGCCCTGGCGACGTTAGACACAGTTGTCGAGGCCGAAAAAGTTGCGCTCAAGTAAGAGCCCGGTAAATAAATTCGAGACAAACCGACATAGAAATCTCCGCTCGTAGGCGAAATAGCTACGCGGGGGGTTGTCCCGATGTAGTTGTTCTGCAACTCAGCAATCAACGTTCCGGCACTATAGGAACGCACGAAAAAAATAGAGCCACTCTGGCTATCGTAAATAACATCACCAGGCATCCCACCCAGCGAATTCTGATACGTATTGAGTGGCCAACTGGTGACAGTAAGAGTCAGCCCGCTCATTGAAAACGACAGCGACGATTTGGCCAGAACCATAATCCAAGGACTTGGGGCATCGGCTGTGTAGTCCGGCGTCGACTCGGCTACTGCGGTGCGAGCCCAAGCAGGAAAGCCTATGGCCCTGGAGCTAACGGCTACGTCAGAAACCACATCAGTCAACAAGTCTCCGCCAGTTGAAAGATTATAACGTTTGGCCATTTTGTTCTTGAACCGGCTCGGCCGGTCGATAGTCTGCGAAATAGCAAACATTATCCCATCGCAAGTGAAGTTATGCGCGATTTTTTCGTACATATTCGCCCTGGGATGGTCAGAGTATGTTTGAGTTCCTTCGAACGTGAAAAACCTTGCGTCTCCGTCAAACAGCAGTGTTGACTCATAGTGCGTGAAGGTGACGTCTTTGAACGTGACGCTGGATAGAGACACCGACAGCACATCAGGAGGAACGCCTCGCAACGCGTTCGAGACGGGGTCCTGTGAATCGAAAGAGAAATCCACGTTGTCAAACGTCAGCGGCTGGTTTGAAGCGCTGACGTTGCCATAGTTACCTATGCGCCATACCTGTTCTCCATAACAGCCGACAAACCGCATGGGTCCGGCATACGGGCCGTTAGGTAGGTCAATCCACTGTATACAGGCACCAAAGTGGCAATTTCGCCATTCTGAGCCAAACTTCCCAATCTGCCGCCCATGTACTGCGTTAGCAATCCCTGTGTGAAATTGCGACGCGATGCAGTTATCAGCCTGTAAAATTCGCGATTGAGAGTTGCCCGCGCTCACAAATCCGTAGACGTTTTGCTCAAAAGAGCAGTCTCGAATTGACGTGAAATCAGCATTACCATCCGCGTCGCAGGGCTGAACGACAATCGGGACTACAACCCCGCCGATGAACAAGTCTTGCATCGAAACATCGCTAGAGAATAGCTTATCGTATTGTGCGACCGCGCCGAAAGACTCCGGGTACACTACGTCAGGGTACGACACCGCAGGTCGCGGCCCTGCATAAGGGTCTATTGCGATGGCGGCAAACGGGGCATATCGAGAATTAGCGTTAGCGTGCAATGACGGGCCCAGCCACTCGTTTATGTCAGTATCGTCAACAGCTGGGTCGAAGTTTCCTAGATTATTGACGATAATGAAATCTCTATTCGGCCCTTGTATAGCCAGTCTCTTAATTCTGGGGCTTCGGGTTCCCTGTACCGCAATCACTGGCCGGTCTGTGTTTACAGGTATCAACGCAGTTCCTCCAAAAGGAGAGGACCCTGCGTACATTTTCCCGTCACCTTCCAGAGTGGTTGACCGATAGCTACTCGCTGTTACGCCATAGCCAATGTGGATTGTATCAGCTAGAGTGTAGGTACCTGCGGGTATATAGGTACACCCTTGTCTAGCGTAATACATATCGAAAAATAGCGCTTCGTTGATGCCTAAAGCATTTTCCTCAGGAGACGAAATGTCATCCCCTAGAGCGCCAAAGAACCGCACGTTGACGCCTCTAGAATCGGGCACGTACACCCATCTGGAGCCGTCACCAGCCGTCAAGGTGCCGGTACTTGCGCCGGTGAAACCTATTGGTGGGAGTGAGTCTTCTGCTATGCGCTTAACTGTTCCGCCCCCGCCGTCGCCTGCTGCCAGACAGCCAAGTATCTCCAGTGCGTCGATGCTGGCCGGAATGGCGGATGCCTCCAGCTCAGCCTGAGTTTGAAGCGCGGCTCCGAACCCGCCGTCTGGATTGGTACCCGTACGGTCATCAGGTTCGTAGATGTCCAACGGGTCATCTGGAGACACCAAATAGCCGAATCGAATCGCATCCAAAATGTACTTGGAGACGTCAACAACAGCGCCAGCAGCCGTAATCGGAACGCCATTGGCGTCTGGATACACGGTGCCCTCTGGCGGGTAGACCTCTAGGGTAGATACCGTCACGGAATGCGAGCCTCGGAAACGAAGCCCTCCAGCCGCCCCGTACCGCTGACCACGATGTAGTTCAGAAAGGTCGCGTCATACGGGACCAGCACGTCGATGGACTCGCCGTTAGTCAGTGTAAAGCCTGCGCTTACATGCCCGGTTCCCACCGTCGACGCCTGGTTCAGAACCAGCGTGGCGCCAGCCGCGCCGTTCGAGAAACCAATCTGGATATCGGCGTCGCGAGCCTTTAGCCGTAAATAATGGTTGCGGTACCTTGCGGGTACGGCGACCGAAGCCGCTGTAGTTATGCCGGAAATGCGCCAACAGCCGTAGAGACCGGTCGAGTCAGCCGCTACTGTCGGAGCCTGGATAGCATCAGCCTTATCGCCTATTACACTCATGCCTCAAATATTGACGATGCGTGCGTGCCCCGGTCCGAGTTGATGCTAAAGTCACCATATAATGCGGAATGACTTCTACGTTTACGTGTGGACCAATCTAACCAACAAGAAAAAATATGTCGGTAAAGGGGTAAAAGGCAGGGCCGGTTGTCATCTGAGGTGGGCTGAGAAGGGTGGAGTTCAATGCCCGGCGTTCTATGCTGCTATCCGCAAATACGGGCGTGATAGCTTCAGTCTGCAGTACTTGGCACTAGGTCTAGACGAGACGTTGGCTGTGGCTCTGGAGGTGGCAGCTATTCAGGCCTACGATTGTAGACGTTGGGGCTACAATCTTACGGATGGTGGAGACGGCTTGTCAGGCTACGTCTCATCACCTGAGCGTACCGAGAAACTACGGCGGGCCAACCTAGGGGCAACGCGGTCAGATGAAGCCCGCGCTAACATGTCACGTGCAGCTTTAGCTAGGTCTCCAGAAGCTAAGCGGCGTATCAGAGAAAGCGTCTTGGCATCTAAGACCCCTGAATGGAAGGCCAAGATTTCGGCAGCCCAGGTTGGCAGGGTACCGTCTGAGGCTTGTCGTCTTGCCCGTAGTCTTGCAATGCGTGCTAAGCACGCACCTCGCATCGCCGCCGCAGTCACTTCGTTCAAAGGCGACAATGCATGGAAACACGCCAAAGCTCACAAAATGTGCGCTAAGACTCTAACTAGAGCTTTAGAAGCCGCAGGCTGGGTAGTGCGCGGCATCGGTAAGTCGGCAGTGTGGGTTCCTCCAGGAGTCTAAATATCGGCCCGGAGCCAAGGGAAGGAAAATGCCCGTTGACGTCGTAACCTGGGGCATGGAGAATAAATCAACACCCGACGCCGACCAGGAGCAGCCAGCCATGCAAACCGCACACGCAGCAATGCTAGAAGACTTCAAGACAGCCGAGTCATTTGCGGCCAACGACCCCTTTCTGCAAGGTCTCAGACAGTTCGGTGAATGCCGTCTGGACGTACATTCAGACGATGAGCTCATCGACGAAGACGAACCCACCCGTATCTGGGTTCAGCGCGACGGAGCCATACAGCCCGCTGAAGCCGCTTGGTTCGTCGGGACGAGCCAGGACCACTAGCCCTATGTCGATGCGCGAGCTGAAGCAAATCTGGGCAGATTACGCGGACTTGTTAGCTGAAATGGAGTCTTGGTCATGATTCAAGCAAAAAAAGCTTCAACGTTGCCTGTAGTCATTCCGTACGAAACGCCTCCAGAGCTGGTGGCATTCCTGATTCGCCAGGAGCGTACAATCGCCATACTGCTCCAAGAGGAGCCCCAACCGCTTGAGCTGGTGGCCAAGGAGCCTGATTGGCGGCGACTGTGCGACTGGTGGCAGTGACTAACGCCGTCGCTTGGTCATTGCTGTGCGCACCCGGCGATTTCTCTCTTCGTCGATTTCGCGTTCGCGTTCCTCTGGCGTCTTTTCGTTGGGCGCTGGCATGGCCATGAAAGCCTTGTGTGCTCTCCAACAATAGAGACAACCGTCCGCTGTATTGTTGCGGAACGCACGATGTTCCTTCTCACGGCTTTCGTCCTGCCACGGCAAAGTACGCCACTCTTCAGTAAGGACGCCGCACTGCGGCTGTAGAACCTTGATGGTTCCGGACCGCAAGTCCGAGTTGAACATACCTATGGCGTCGATTTTATTGTGCTTCTCGGCGCGTATGGTACGCCCGCCCTGGGCTTTGCCGTAGCGCTGGGTGTACTCTTCGAACGTCAGTTTGCCCATACCGCCAGCGTCGATGACTGTTCGGCTTGGGCGGTACTTGTCGCGGATGGCCTTGATTCGTTCGGCCTGGACGCCTACCAGGAGCCCGCTCTGCCGCTCGGCGTGAATGACATAGACGTCCTTGGAGTGCGGTGGGCTTCCCAGACACACTACGGCGAAGTCGTCGTTGTATCCGATATCTGCGGCCACAGTAGTCAACCACTGCTCTCGAATCCAGACGTCCATGGGCATCGGCTGGCCATCGGACCCTAGAGGCGCCTCGGGCAGCTGCTTGACGTCGTTGCGCGTCTGATTATAGGCGTACACCAGCGTCGTCTCGTCAGCCGCCCAGATGCCTTCGTACTCGCGCAAATAGACTGGGTCGTTTTCGGTCCAGTTGTTGGCGGCTCGCTCATCAGCCAGCGTCTGCTCAGCGTTTCTGATGTGCGGATTTTGCCGTAGGGTCCAGTGATGGTTGCTGTAGGCCGGCTTGTTACCACATGCTACATCATACCAGTAGCCCTTGCGAACCTTGCCCGGCGTACCTGCTATGACGATTTTCCCAGGCGGCGAAAAATCAAGGGTCCCCGGCGCTATACAGTCTGTGACCAGCATGTCCAGGTGCTCTTCGTAAGTCGAGGCTTCGTCACACACAGCCAACCGATACTTGGAACCGCGCACCTTCTCGGCAGCAATGGCATCGTCTACGCCCAGCAGCATAAACATGGCGCCGTTCGGTGCTTTTATTTCGCCGATGTGTGCTTGCATGTGCCAGCCGAGTTGGAACTGGTCGTTAATTCGCGACAACAGGTCCCATATGATTTGCTTGGCACGGGTCATCGTCCTAGCGCTGAACAGCGTGTATTCGTTGCGATTGCTGGATAACAGCGAAATCGCAATCATGCGGGCGGCTACCTCGGACTTGCCAGCACGTCGGCTGCAGCACAACGAGATACGACGTGCTGGGTCATCCATCACAGCCAGCTGCTGAGGGAACAACTCAGCCCGAAGCGCCGCTATTACCTCACGTTTGTACAGCTCCGGCTGGTTTATACGCCGCTTGACCAGCTCTTCTTGGACTCGGCGCTGTAGCTCACGTTCGGCTTCTCTGGCGGTATACACCTTTCACAGCCTAGCAACCTAGGTCTGAGTGTTGACCGGCTTAGGAGCCACTGAGAATTCGGTCGGCCCGAGTGCCGAAGACTTCGTCTGGATTCATGCGTGGTACCGCAGCACCGCTCTGGGCGGGTTGTTCCTCTTCGGCTTCGCCACCCGCCGGTGCTTTGGCTCGCGCCTGTAGGTCGCCTACTCGCTCCAAACTGGAGTCAACGTTCAGCCCAGTTATGCGACCTATTCGCAGCCGCTGCTGCAAACTAGGCGGAATCTTCATCCGCTGCATTTCAGTCGCAACAGCCTGGGTAAACCGGCTGTATGTGGCCGGAAACAGCTTCTGAACGACGTCAATGTCTTCGGGGCTAGCTGAGCCGCTGCCCATGCGCTCGACAGCCTTGGCTGGGTCCGAGATAGCCGCCACGGTCCGATTCATCGAGCGAGCTGATACCGGGTCAAGCTTTGCAGGCGGTGCGAACTGGCTACTAGAAGGTGGAGTAGGCAGCTTATTGACAATGTATTCTGCCTGGGTCAACTTGTGGTTGACCATCGCCTCTGCCAGCACCGGATTGGTTTGCTCGATGCGGGCTGCTTGGCGCAACAGTGCCTGAGTCTGGGGCGACCGCATATCCTGTAGAGCCTGGGCTTCGCTAACCAGCTCCTGGCGCTTGGACTCCGTTACCGTCGACGCCATGGGCGCATACCGCGCCACCTTGGAGGCGCCCTCAGCAGCCGTCTTGACGGCGCTGCGGGCTGCCTTGGTTATGCCGCTGCCAGCGTTCCTATAGGCTCGCGCAAACAGACCCATACTGGCTCTAGCGCCTGCGCTGGCTGCTGCACTAGCCACCGGCCCGACTACCGGGACCTGGGAGACCGCGGCTCTAAGAGCGTTCAAGGGCGTGTCTGGCGTCTGAGCTGCCAAGTAGTCGCGCTTCACCAGTGCCACGCGGTCTAGGTGATTCTCGATATCAGCCGCTCGCTTGGCCATGCGGTCGGCCAGTGCCTGGGCTTCGGGCGAGCCCCAAGCTTTGGAGCGGTTCGCAGCATCGGCTACGCTGGCCCGTAGATTCGTCCGCACAGAACGCTCCAGGCTGTCGGCGCCAGGGTCCCCTAGAGACCGCACAAGCCCATTGACGGCGTCTGACCGCACGTCGCGCATGTTACCCCAACCATCGGAGCCTTTTTCTAGGCCCTGGTTGAACATGCCACGCCAATAGGAGTCCTGCGACTTAGTGATGCGGTCAGACCACGTCGGGTTAGCCTGTTTTTGAGCTTGGGCCAGTTGCCCCCACAAGCCTTCGTCTTCTAGGAACTGCTGGGCATTGCCGTACAACTTCTTGGCCAAGTCCTTGATATGCTTGTCCTTTGCGTTGTTGGCAACTTCACCTAGACGACGTCGGACGCGTTGGTCAAGAATGTCGAAACCTTCGGCCAAATCTCCGCGGTCAAGAGCGCTATAGACGTGGTCCAAGTCGGTCTGAAGCGCCTTGGAGAGCGGCGCTAGGCCCTGGGTATCAGCGTCCGGCAGACCGGCTCGATATCCGTTGATTTCGTCGACTAGCCCCTTGACCATTTGTTGCGCTGAATCACGTCTAGCAGCCATCTTAGGCGAGAGCTGCTTTGGTTGCTCAGCAGCGACCGGACGCTGCCCGCGAATACGCCCGGTCAGGACATATCTGTCTCTGGCTTCGTCGAACTCCGCAACACCCTCGGCTACTCGCTTCTGCCACCAAGCATTTGCAAACTCAGAACGGTCTGAGGTTGCGTCGCTGGCCATGCGCTTGCCTCGCTCTTCAGCGAAATCTGCGATGTCAGCATATATCCTCGACCCGAAACCCTTGCCAAGCCCTCCCCGCCTAGCGTTTATCAACTTCACCGTAACAAGGTCAGGGAACTCTGTTTCTGAGATTCGCGCGCGCGCCAACGCGTCGTGGACAGACGCATCAGCCGGCGCGCCTTCCTGCGGTATAGAGAACCACTGATTGCCTTTGCTTTGGCTACGCACGACTCCGTTATCGAACGGTTGAGCTGCGACTAGCTCTTCTGGAGCCAGGTCAAGCGGGTCAGCGGCTTCTGCCAGAAGCTCCTCGGACAGGACAGCGTTAGCTCGCCGCTTGGCTGCGATTCCTGTCAGTAGGTCGAACTGCTCCTGGTCGCGCGATTGCGCTTCCATCTCGCGCCACAGCTTTCGACTAGCTTCATCGGCTGCCTTGTCATAATCGCCGTTCAGCGCATTTTGACGGTCTACCAGCTCCTGGATTTTACCTCGCTGAGGAGCCGGAAGCTCTGCCGCTGACATCGGCCGAACAGTGTTGGCTGCGACGATATCGTCAGCTGTAGCCTGGACAGGCGGCGGCTCGGCCAGTTCTGCCGCAACAGGAGCAGCGTTGTCAAGCTGGTTGCCAGCACGCCGCAGCAACCCCTCACCAGCGCCAAAAAGTCCACCTGCCGCGCCGCCAATCAGCAACCCAGTAGCCGCTGACATACCAACAGCTTCGGCTGCGCCGATTGGGTCCTCGACAACTTCGGGTGCCAAATCGGCTGCGGTCGTTACCGCTGACCCTACGGCGCCTTCTAGGGCGCCTCCTGCGGCCCTACCTAGGGCGTTTTGCAGCACCGTAGAGCCGGCTGCGCCAGCACCCAGTTTGCCGGCTAGACCGGCTCCAGCTCGCTCTAGCAGAGCTGCTGGAGTAGCCGCCAACGCCTTGGCGCCCAGCGTCCCGCCGCCGCTGAGGGCAGCAGGTGCGATTGCCCCTAGGGCCTCCCAAGCATAGGCCTCGCCACCGAGAGCGGCCTGGCGCGCTTCTCTATCTAGCGTTGCCTGCTCAAAACCTCGTGAGAAGTTCGAACCAGTTGCATCTAGGGGTGCATCAATTCCTGGACCGGCAACCCTGGGGGCTTCGGGCGAAGCCAAAGACGCGCCCAGCCCTGCACCTAGGTCACCAACCAGGCCACTGGTTCCTAGTGTAGCGCCCCGCGAGAACGCCTCGGTACGACCGAGCATCTTGGAGCCAAATCCACTGTTTTCGTCAATGCGGTCCTGGTTGGCAATCTCCTCAGGAGTAGCCAGCCGCAAGCTGCCGCCCAGTGCGTCTGTCTGAGATGCAGGGATATACCCTAGCTCGCCAGTCATCTCGTTATAGACACGAGTAGGCGCAGCCGGCGTTTGTAAGTCGGCGATTGTCTCTGCGTCCAGCAAACCTGGAGAAGCGGGCGTCTGCAGGTCAACTAGCTCTTCGGGAGTCGCCATTTATTACTACCTTGCGCGCGTAAAGCCTAGCCGTTCGGCGTTGGCAATCTTGGAAGGGTCCACGTCTAGTTTTTGACCCGTCTGGGGGTTTACCATAGGAACAGGTCCAGAGGTAGAAGCCAGAGGCGCCGTCGTAGACACATCTACCCCAAGAGTTCCTTCACCGATATCCAGGCCGTAGGCGCGTGCCTTGGATGCAGCCGAGTTTCTAATGGTCTGCATTGTAGTGTCGGCCTTAGTGTCGGCCTGCTCCCACACATTGCCAAACCCGAGATTCCAACCGGTTGGGTCGCCTATTTGGCGTTCCACTAGACCAATAACACCATTGTCCAAGGCGCCCAATTCAGCTGCTTCCTTAATACCACTGAGGATACCTGCGTGAAGCCCCTGCATTTTGGCTTTTGCTTCAGTCGGAAGGTTCTCGGTGCCGTATTTAGCGACCAAAGACTTGTAGTCTTTAAGCTGCTGCATAAGCCCTGGAATGGAGGCGGCGCCCTTGGTGAAATCGGCTTTTACAGACTTCTCCAGACTGTTCCACACCTGCGGCTTGTCGACCTTGTAGCCAGACAAGGGCTCCTGGGCCGAGCCCAGCAAGCCGGCTTCTTGCTGAAGCTTCGCAGCCTCAGCCTGAGTCTTGGCCGTGTTGGCCTGGACTCCAGCAATTTCCTCAGCCGTCTTGGCGCCACCGAGTGCCGAAGCACTGATATCCGCGGCACCCTTGACGCCCTTTTGAATCTCGACCAAGGCCTGGAGCCCACGCTTGCCCAGCTTTGCTGCTGCTGCAGCTTGAAGCTCAGGGGTCGGCTGACTAGCAACGAACTTAATAATTTCGTCTTGCTGACCTGTAGTGGCGGCACGCTTTCGGATGTCAAGCTGATGTTGGACAAACTTCTGCCTTAGCTCCAGTCGCGCCGCCTCAGCAGCTGCCTTGGCTTCCTTGGACTGGGTGGAGGCTGCGATTTGTTTCAGAGCCGAATCGAACTCCGAAGTAGCCAATGCACTTAGATTGGCTTCCTGCCTCAGCTCCGATTCGCTGTCTTGATTTTGAGAATCGAAGAGCGACTTAATGCCGGCAAATTCGGCTTGGTCCGCGGCTACGCCGGCTTGCCAATCCAGCATTTTTTGCTGCATGGCCATGCCTATGCCTTTAGAAATCGCAGCTCCAGCGCCGCCTTTTGAGGACAAAGCAGACCCCAAAATGCTCAGCATAATGTTTGTAGTATCTTGCGGCGGATGGCGCATACGATTAGACATTTCGTCTACCTTGGCAAACATTCGCTGCTCGAAAACCTCTTTCTGATTTCGGTTTAGGTCTAGGCGATTAGTTACTGCTTCCCGCCGACTCTTCTGAATTTCGCGCAGTTTTCCGAATTCATCGGCCTGGGCCGCCGAGCCTTCGGCCGCAATTCCTCCCTTGGTCGCTTCGGTCAAATCGAGTTGGCGGTTCTGACCCTCCTGCAGGTCGGTCTGCAGCGTTTTACTAGACGCTTTCGGGTTGAATGTTCGGTCTTCGACGTCGACAGGCTTTTCTACGACAGTTGATGCTGGCGCTTCGTCGGTGGTGACGGGCTGGGTAGACTGTTTGGTTGCAGGACGTTTGCTGGACGTAGGTACAGTAGAGGGCGTTTCAACGGGTGCCGGTATACTGGGAGCGGGCGGTTCCTCTATTTGAGGTGCAATTGACGCAAGCGGCCCGGAGTCCTGAACAGCCGACGATTCGGACTCCTCAGGAATCGACATTAGCGGGTCGACCAGCTCAGGCTTTGACTGCTGGTTATCTGCTTCTAGCCACGAGCTATCGCCGCCAGACTTCTCTAGCGCCTCTGAAACTAGACGTTTGTCGAAGCTAGATTTCATAGAAGCGACCCTGCTGTGCTGACGACGCCAGCGCCCTTGGGGTTATTTTCAGCCATTTGCGAACCAAGCATGTTAGTTGCAGCTGACGCCAAACCGCCTGTGTAGAACGAAGCAACGGCGCTCGCGACTTTTTTGACCGTCTTGCGCAAGTTGCTGTTCATTAGGTTGTTCTGCTGGCCGTCGGCGCCACCAATAGACGTCACATTCGCAACGTCACTGGCGATATTTCCGACGTCAGACTGGTTCGGTTTGACCAAAGGCTTGTTCTCAAGCATGGGCGTTGATTCAGGCGGCGGAACCGTCGCTTGTGTCTGAGCAGGCGCAACAGCCCCATCAGCCGGAGCTCCTGTTGCCGAAGTTGCGGCGTCCGGTAGTTGGTACTTAGAGCCGGTCATTTCCAGCGCTTTGTTGACTGAGCCCCCGCCTTCGCCACCGCCGCCAAATAGACCGCCCAGCCCGCCGCCTTGGCCGCCGCCCATGTTCATCAGACTTGAGAAGTCGAACATTTTTATTTGTTCCCGAAGCCGAACAGATTCGACAGAGGAGCAGAACCCTTGATTGCGTCATGGGCGCCGACGATGTTGGTAAGCTTGGCCATTGGCGAGTTAGCCATGGCATTCTGGTAAGCGTTCGCGGAGTTGGTTTGGTCGATGCCCGCCGCGGTGCCCAAGTTGAATTGCTGATTTTGATTGGCGTCGCGCACGCCTTGCTGCGCAGCGCTGGCTCTATTTTGGGTCATATCGCCGCGCATCCCAAGCATGTTGAGCTGCCGGCCACCGCTAGTGTCTCTAGTGGCAGCGTCTTGCTGCATGAGTGCGCCTCGCGCATTCAAGCCCTGGAGTCCTGCATCGTAAGCCATGCCGGCATTAGAGTCAGCGAATCCTAGAGCAGCTTGCCGTTCTTGCTCAGCTGCGCCCATACGCAAATCTACTGCCTGGTTGGCCGCATCAACATCTTGCTGGTTCTGCGTCATGGCCGCGTTGAACCGCATCTGAGACGCAAGCTGGTTCTGCTGGGCTTGGTTCTGAGCCATCAAGTCGGCTGCATTGGCCCCACCCGAAGCCAACGCTTGCTGCATAGCAAGCGCGCCGCCTTCACCCAGACCAGCGGCCTGGCCGCGCATCTGACGACCCTGGAGCCCCAGGGACTGCCCAAGCGCCGTCTGGGCGTTCTTGTAGTTCTGGGCAATACCCGTATCGGTCGCTTGGCCGATAGTAGGCACTCCAGCCATTTGTGCCTGACGCTGAGCTAGGATGCTCTCTGCAGAACCAGTCAACTGATTCTGAGCCAGCGCGTTGTTGCGGATACCCATGGCGTTCTGGGCGCTTGAGCCAATGCCACCAATGGCGCTCTCATAGCCGCCTCGTGAGCCGCTTGCCGTCTGACGGTCAGCGTCGTATTCTTGCCCGGCCTTGGACTCTTGCTGGCGCTGATAGTTCAGCTCCTTACGCGAATCCGTGTCCGCCTGGCGCTCGCGCGTCTGAGCGCCAGCACGTTCTTTTCCGGCCTGGTCAATGAACTTTTCTTGGGCTTCCTTAGTGCCGCCCAAATAAGTTTTTTGGGGCCCCTGCTTGCGCAGCTGTCGAGCCTTCCGCCGCCTGGTTGCGCCTCTAGTAGCCATGCACCTAAGCTGACATGCTGGGGGTAGTTACGGTCCCTGGAGAAGAGTTACTGATTCCAGTCAATCGGCTCCAGCCCGGCCAGTTCACGCAAATAGTCAACGTGCCTAGGGCGAATCTGTTGGCTGAAATCCTTATCAGAACCATCCGGAGACATAATCGACTCTGGGTCGCTCCTTTCATGCTCAAGCCCTAGACAATGTAGCATTTCGTGGGTTGCTGTATCTACAGGCGCCATAGTCACCTCTCCCAGACGTACACGGCAGCTGCGGTGTCTTTGGATAGCCACACCAACGGCTCCGTTATCTGGAGAGTGGTCATTTACCTGGATTCGGTTGCGTTGAATCTGGCGCCCGTTGTCCTCTTCGGTGCGTAAGACTTCAAACCCAGCTGCATCGTTGATGCGCTCAGCGGCGGTTTCTACGGCGTCTTTCTGTTCGGCGCTAAGGGTGCTATCCAAATTGACAGCTACTGGGAACTGGTCCGGCTCCCACTCGGCACAACCAACCACCAGGACTGCCAGCACTAGCGCGACGAACTTCATACTCAGTATTACGCCACAAACCAGCGAAGCTGCCTAGAAGAAAATGCCCATCAGCCCTTGAAGGCGTTGGGGCCGAACGCCTCTTCGTAGTTCATCGACTCAAACGCATGAATCAGGGTCAGCGATATGGGCCGCATACCATGCCGCACAGTTGGCTCTTCGGTCGCGTCGGCTGCCTCGATAACGGCAAACTTGACTGCTCTGGTGGGCTGCTGGCGTGGCTCGATACGCACCGAGAATCGCGTTCCGCCCGCCAGTAGCGCAGTGATTTCGGCAGCAGACCAGCTCAATGACGTACTGGCGGTACTGTCGTAATTTGTATACACCTCTAGAGTTACACCGCAAGGCGTCAAGGCATAGGCCGACAAAATGACCTGGCGAATAAGCACATGGTCCTGGAAATCGCCGTTAAGCAAAATCCAGTCAGTCTCCCAACGCATGTTGGCGGTGGTACTTAGAGAATCCGACTCCAGCCGACGGATGGCGCCTTCGGTAGGTTCGTACAGCAGCGCGACATTGCGCGAAGTATTCGACTGGGCGACGATGCTGGGAGTCGTAGGCAGCTCCCACGTAGTCCAACGCTGGGTGGCGAAGTTGTAGACCTTGGCTTCGTCTTCTACGACAAATACCGCCTCGTCAGCATCGTCCAGGACAAAGCACCCGGAGACCTGGTCAGGCGTGAGCACACCAGTCGTAAGCTCGATACCTGGTAGCTGAGTCACGGCTCCACCAGCCAGCATACAGAAGCGGCCCGTGGTCGTCAGAAACACGATACCGGCTGGCGTTGTTTGAACAGCAAGACGGTACAATGACCCGACGTCCGAAATCTTGTAAGCCGGACCGAAGGTGCCGCCGGTACCAGTATTATTGGGACCACTGTCAGCAACTTGGAAAACTGCTCGCTCTGTGAACACCGCCAAGGTGCCGGCCATCTCTCGAATAGCCAAGATATTGCCCGCTTCAGAAGGCAGCAACACGTCACCTGCAGGGAAGAACTCAAACCCGACGCCAGAAATTCTGAGCTTGGAGTACACCAGGCGCGTAGGAATCTCAGCATCGACGCCCCAGCAGCGCGACCCGACAATACAGATATCGCGCAAGGGAGGTGGCGGTTGTGGCGTAAGCTCTTCGCCGGCCGTACCAGTGCTGTAGATGGTCGGGTTAGACGTATTTACGAATTGGTCGCCGCCAGACAAGGACTGCCCGATACCGTCCCATTTGGCGTAGTCGCTGGTGTAGACGGGTGCTGTGTCAACCAAATGATAGGTAAGCCCATCGGTGTCGGTTGCGTACAACAGCACGTCGACAGCAGCCCAAGGAAACCCTGAGTTTTTCAGCGAATCGGGTCGGGTTACCAATGCGCCGATACGTTCGGTTGTGCCATTGGCCGTCACAGTCTTGATTTGGCTTGGTCGTGACCGATGCACCAGGCCAGCAGCGTCAGTCCACTGGTAGTGCGCTACCAAGCTGTAGACGCCGGCTGGGGGGATAATTCCGCCCGTGGCATCGAGAACAACTTTCAGCTTCGGGGCGTGGAGCGGGCCCCCGATTTCGACTGTCTCAACACCGTCCCACTGAACAGGCAATCCGGCAGCGACCAGAGCGGCACCGTCCTTATCAATGGCTACAGCCGGTTGCCTGGCTTCGTAACTGATTTTGACGTACCGCCCGTACAGGTTTTCTGTGCCAAACGACTGCTTTCGGTAAGGGACTAGCATGGTCCCGATACCGTTTGACAACGCGCCACCAGCCATGGTCGTTATGGGCGTATAGGCAGGGGCCATTACGCCACGGACGCTACCGAACCGCAGCACCGGGGAGCCCATCGCGATTGGCGTCCCATACGACGGCCCGAACAAGTACCCGACTACTGCCGGGTCATCGACATAGTCATCTTCGCCGGGCATCGTGGTCTCAGAATCCGATGAATACGTCTTGGCCAGGAAGAACAGCGGGTACGTGCCGTTGTCGGTTACTACTTGCCCGCCTCGGTTCTGCAGCGAGTTGAAGTACATCGTCTCACAGCTGGTCTCTCCGCTGGACTCTGTAGAAACCGTGAAGAACTGAACGTATTGCTGCGTTATACCGCTCACTAGCGTTACGTCACTCCAAGAACCGCTGTGAATCTCGACTCCCAGAACCAGATGACTCAGTCCGGCGTCAGGTGCTACCAAGAACTGAACCGCGACTCGGCCTGACGTGCTGCCGATAGAATCGGCTGCGTAGGCTGGCGTCAACTCAGCCAGTAGGACGTTGTACGTATAGAAGCAGTACGTAGTAGAATTTGCGTCAGTAGACGAATAGGCCACCGCCACGCCAACGCTGGGCGTATGGGTCACAGCAGCGTAGCTATCGCCGCCGACTTGGACCGCGTTAGCGAAGGTCGCCACCAGAGTGCGCCCGCCAGTCGCTAGTTCGTACTGGTACAGCGCCCCATCGTCCTGAACTGATTCGTCGGCTCCTGCCAGCACTGCATAACCGCTATCTAGCGGAGCAACGTCCCAATCTGCATGCTGGCCAATAGCCGCTTCAACTGGCGTCTCATAGGCCACCTGATTGCCGTTCACAGACAGCACCGAATACCAAACAACCGGCAGCACGCCGTCTGTTTCAGGGTCCTCTGGCTCTTCGGTCCACCAAACGGCTGCGGTCTCATCATGCGCCGTCAGCCCGACTTTGACCGTTGACGGGCTGAAATCTGCCTCAGGGAGCTGCGTAGGCGGAACAATCAGAACGCCGTCGATTACACAGCACACCCAGAGTTGGAGAGCTCCTCCAAAGTTATCGGAGCGAATCCAAGCAAACCACTGGCCGGTAGTTGCCACCTGTGACGCTGATTCACACCCGGGGATTGCTCCTGCGTCGTCGATGTGCAGCGGAAAGTACGCGCTCTGCCTACCCTCTTGCAGGGAATCCACCAGCAGGCCGGACCCGTCTTCGGACATGCCATCAGATGCCAACACGTAGTTGCCTGCATCTGGGGCCCTATAGACGATTGTCTTCTCAAGTCGACCGTCACTAACAACGCCAAAGGACTCACGCGCCGCGGTCAACTGACCTGCAGCCGGAATGGAGCACTCTGGAGCCCGGACGCAAACGCCTTTTTTGACACTAAGCCGCGTGTTCAGGCTGACTTTCAGTGGCGGGGCGGCTCCCTGTTGGACGACTGCGCCGAACAATTCGTCAGCTTGTTGTTGGTCAACGCCTCCCGACAGGAGAATGCTGGTTTTCTGGTCCGCTTGCGCCATTTAGAACACCAAAACCTTCAGAGTAACGTCAACCAGTTGCACGCTAGCTAGCGTCACTTCAATGCGCAAGCTGTCTTCCGCTACGTCAACGCAAGCTGTGACCGGTACGTTACAGGCAACAATGGTCGCACCGTTGTGTGAGTGCCCCAGGCCATGGTAGGCCATAGCGGTTGTTTCACCGGCTGGAATGGTGACGGTAACCAAGTTGTACTTGGTGAGGGCGTTCTGGTTGACCCGTTGCACCAGCGCGGCCAAGTCAGCCAGGCTCATGCTTAGGCGCCGAAGCAGCTCGGCCAGCGTATCCATCAGTACCGCCAGTAGTTGCGGTATGTGTGGTTGCGCGCTCGCTGACGGGTGTCCCGGATGGTACTGGGCCCATAGGCGTCACGGCGACGCGCAGGGCTAAATAGATTCAATTCGAGCAGCTGCTTTTCAGCCGAAATGGCGCTGTAGTCACGGCCCTTGGCGCCAAGAACGCGCTCGCATACCGTCAACGTAATCCACAAGTCAGCGTCAAGCCGACTCTGGAAGTTGGTTTCACCGTCCAAGTTCATGTGGTTCGTATACAGCAACGTCAGCGTCTCGGCCTCGGTGCTGGCAGGCGTGAACCGGATGGTGTTGCCCTCTAGACGGTATGTAGGAGCGCAATCCCAAGCCGTCGTCGGCGCAATACCGTCTTCCAGGTCATCTAGTGATGAAGGCATCAGTAGTCGGTAGTCGGTAGAGCTTTTCTGCCAGATGAGCGCGTGTATTTCTCCTGTATCTGCAGGCAGGCTCACTAGCTCGAAATCGGGAATGGTCGTCAGCGTGGCTGACGTCACTAAGTCGTTGTCTTCGCAATGCTTTTGGCGAAACAAGGCACTAAGGGACCGCGCTGACTGACAAATCCAGAACGTAATCTGGGATGTAGTCGTATTCGTACTAGAAGTGATAGTAGGTATATTACACCTACGCGCCACATCCGAGACGATGTTGTCTATACTAAATACGGTGGCCATCTACTCAGCACACTAGCCTATTTGGCTGCTCTAGAGCCCATGACACAGCCATCCCCGTGGTTCGCAAAATTTGCGTGCAGGCGCTCAATTACAGGCCGTCTAGCTGCGTCGGCTGCTGCAGCGGATTCAAACCCCGTCTTCGTGACCTGTTTGCCGTTGACACGAACAGTAAATGCCCAAGACCCTTTCTTGTTTTTGGGTTTGTGGAAATACACACCTTTGAAGCCTGATGTGTTTGCTCGACTTAGTTTCGCATTCCGTGTGTTTTCCGCGTGCGAGCAGATTCTTAAGTTGGCTCTGCGACAATCAAATGCGTCTCCGTTTATGTGGTCGACTAACGCATCATTTGCGACGTTCGTTATCTCGCGGTGTAGCAGAACGGTTCGTCTGGCTTCTTTCCGAGCCGCGTATTCGTTGCCTGGTTTTCCGTGCACGTACCAAAAGTGCTTAGCCAGGTGCGTGTCTTGTTCATCGACAAGTACGCACCTGCCTTTATCTAAAGGAATGCGCCAAACACCGTCGATAAACTCGGCTGGGTCGGGAAATCGTCTTTTTGTAGCGAGCGGGGTGTCTAGCGACAGCCCTTTCTTGAGCCTGGCTAGGTGTCCACTGCAGAGCCCGCGAGCCCAGCGCTTGTTAGCGCAATTTGTCACAGAGCACTTAGTCATGCCCTAGACTGTACAAACAAGCGCTGGTTAGTGCAACTAGATTGCGTCTTCGTCGGGTGCGAAGTCGTCCGTGGGCTCTTCCAGAGGGTCGCCTTCGCTGTCAGCATTCGCCAGGAGCTCCTGGAAGGCTTCCCAGACACCCTCGGGGCTACCGGACTTGACTGCCGCGATGAACGCCTTGGAGGCCTCGATACCAGGGTCCATGGACTCAGTATCGTCACCTTCCATCGCGTCACCCATAGGCGGCTCCGAGTGGCCCTTGGAGGGGCCAACGGAAATCACCAGTGCCGGACCCTTGCCGCCCGGCTTCTTGCCACCGAACGCCATTACTGGCCTCGGCTATACACGAACACGGTCAAGTCATCGACCGTATCGCTGGCAGTGGGGCCAGAAGCGATGGACGCGAACGCCACCGACTTGTGACTGATGTCTACGGTACCGTTCGCGGCGCTGAATGCCTCGACACGCACAAAGTGGAACAATGTCGTATCGTTCTCGCTGTAGCCGGCCAGCGCCACGAGTCCCGGCGGCTTGTCAGCCAGCGTGATTCGGTACAGTCCTGCGCCGCCGTTGCGGGCAACCGTCTTGACGCCCCAGGACTCCTGGATGGTCGGCGTGGCGCCCGGCACGAACCGGACGGCAGCGACGAGATTCCCAAAGCCGTAGCCCTTGATGGGCGAGAGTGCGTAATTCTCAATCATTTTTAGCGTAGCCTTCCGTGTTCATGCGCGCCGAAAATGGCGGCACCGGTAGACAAACTAGCTAACTAGTCGAGTAGTCGGCCCAAAAGCAAAACGGCCTCCCGCCATCAAGCAGGAGGCCGCTCTTTCAGATGCTAGTTAGCTCAGACCGTCGGAAGCGCGAACCGCATAAGACGGTTCACCTGGGTCGAGTAGCCGTTACCGAGCATAAGAATCGACGCCTTGACAGTGCCGACATCTGGATCGAAGAAAAATTTCGTGCCAGATTTGGTCTCAAGGTCGTACTTGCCCGCCGTGCCCAACGTGAACGCGCCCTTGGGCACGATAAATGCATTGTTGACGGGGCAGTGACGGTCCTTGACGATGGTACGGCCGAGAACCTGGATTGCATCCAGGCCGACATTGTACTCGTTGGTCAGCTTGATATCGACCACCTTGACGCCCTCAACCGACTGCACAAGCTGCGCAGCGTTGAGCGGGTGCATGAAGATGGGCGCCTCGCCGCTGGTCACGTCCGACAGCTGGGTCTCAGCAAACGCGAACGCGTTGATGAAGCCTGAACGGACGTTATAGCCGCTCGCATCGTAATACACGCCAGCAAGACGCTCACGGTACACGCTGCGGTTCACGCCAAAGAACGAGTCGCCACCAGCAACCGTCGTGGGCACCCAACCGCGGAGACCGCTGATGGAGGCGTTGAACATGTTGGCGCGAACCAGCGTGTCGCCCACTGCCAGTGCGGCGATGGTCGTGGTCCAGCTAGTCGAGCCCGTCAGCGTGCCAGCCACGGGGTTGACGCCCGTGATTTCTACCGACGCGCCGGCGTTGCGGATGGTTCCGGCAGCCGTGTCGTACGCCGACACAAGCATGCCGATTTCGAAGAACTGCGTGTCGCTGGGGTTGGCCAGCGTCAGCGTGGTCGTGCTGGGCGCCGTCGAGGCGTGAACCAGCGCACGACCACCAAGCACGTCTCCGTACAGGCGTTGGTTAAGTTCCTGACCGAAATTTTTCGTCGCGCCATCAATCTCGAACATGAACGCGTCGATGAACTGGGCCTCGTCGCCGCCGTTCTGTGCGTTCTGGACCACATCGCCGTCAATCGGGATATTGTTCACCATTTTGGACTGGGTCACCAGGAACGCCACGCCCTTGCCAGGACGCGCCGCAGTCGCCGCCGTAGCGTGCGTGCTGCCGATGCCCTGCTGGTTCGTGTGCGGAACCGGAATGACCTTGCCCTGGGAAGACGCGAACTTCGTGTCCTTGGTCACCCACTTGAGAAGCTGGTTACCGGACTCAAGGATGTCCTTGTCGAGTCCCTTGGCGTAAAGACGCTTATAGAGGTAATCGAGAGTACTGGTAGTTGAGTTAGCCATTGTGTGTCTATGTCCTAGTTTTGAGAGGTAGAAACGTTTGGGATGTGTCTCCCTGGCGCTTCTTTGCTCGCCTGCCAGGCATAGGGCTCACTGCTTTGCTCGTGTGCGTTTCGCTGCGCTTGACTGCCCTAGTGGCCTACCAGGACTTGCTCTCGTCGCCTGCAGTTAGTCGGCAGAAATAAAACTAGCAGTTGCGTCTGCTGACGGTCCGGACGTACTCTGGGTATATGACCGAAGCCATCCAGCACTCAGCAGCAACTCTAGAGAATCTGGAGCTAGTAGGACGCCAAGCAGCCGCCTATGCAGCCGCAGCCCGTAGCAGCAACACCCGGCTGGCGTACAGCAAGCAGTGGGCATTCTTTGCCGACTGGTGCTGCACCCAGAATCTAGTGCCGCTACCGGCGGCTCCTGAGACCGTGGCATTGTATCTGGCAGCTCGCGCCTCTGAGGGCCGCAAACCCGCCACCCTGGCCCAGGCACTGGCAGCTATCAGCCAGATGCACGAGATTGCCGGCTACGTGTCTCCCAGAGGCGCCAACGTAGTGCGTGAAGTCTTCAAGGGCGTCAAGCGCACCCACGGAACCGCCCAGACCCAGAAATCGCCAATCAGCATAGACCAGCTCAAGGCAATGGTGTCTCACGCCAGCGTCCGCGACAGGGCCATCCTACTGCTGGGGTGGGCGGGTGCGTTCCGGCGCTCGGAGTTGGCAGCCCTGGACGTGTCGGACTTGCAGTTCACAACCCAAGGAATTGTCACTACCGTTCGTAGGTCGAAAACTGACCAAACCGGCGAAGGTCGCAAAATCGGCGTCAGTTTCGGGGCGCCCGAGACGTGCCCAGTATCGGCAGTCAACGCCTGGCTGAGCGTCAGCGGACTTAGCTACGGCCCGCTGTTTCGCAGCATTGACAGGCACGGCAACATCGGCAGCCGAATCGATGGGCGCGATATTGCCCGAATCGTCAAGCGAGCAGCGTTGTCAGTCGGCTTGGATGTCGACTGCTTCAGCGGTCACTCGTTGCGAGCTGGCATGGTCACGGCTGCTCTACAGGCGGGCCGCAGCGTAATCGACGTCCAGAAAACCACTGGGCACAAGTCGATTGCGATGCTAGCCCGCTACAGCCGAGACGTGGACGTTTTCAGCACAGGTGGGCTGCTCTAGTCCTCGTCGTCCGAGTCCAGCTGCTCGGCATTGCGCCGCTTCAGGTCAGCAGCTAGCCGCGCCTTCATTTCGGCCCGCGACAACTTAGTCCTAGTGGGCGCCTCGGTTGACGTCATAGCAACCGAAATCGGCAGCTCTTCGTCTTCCTCTTCACGCTTCTTGGCTGCTGCCTCTAGCCCCATAGCGGCTTCTAGTGCCTTTTTCAGCGCCGGATTCTTCTTCAGCAGCGCCTTGGTGGCCTTGTCAGACCCCAGCAACGTGCCGACGTTGGCCGCAAGGTTGCTTTCCAGCTCCTGCAGAATCGGCAGCGCGTCAAACTCGCCGCCAGTGGCATAGCCGCGTGCGACAACGTCTTCGGCAACCCACTTCATCGTAGCAGCGAGCGGGTAGTCCTCGCTATTGTCATCGATGTACTTCTGTACGGCGCTGACGTGCTGGGACCGCTGGGCCTGGGCGGAAGCTCGAACAGCCTCGGCTTCGCGTTCCTTCTCCTTGGCTTCCAGCCGCTCAATCTTTTCGAGAATCTCTGGTGGCAAGTCGTTGCGCTTGTGTGCCGGCTTGTACTTTTCCTCTACGATGCCCTTGGTCAAGTCCTCATAGGTAATGCCTAGGTGCTCAAGAACCTTCAGCGGGTTGGCCTTGCCCTCGTCCAGAATCTTTTGGAGCTTGCGGGCCTCGCCTTGGAACTGTGCGGCTTCCTTGGTCGCCTTCAGGGCCTCGGCCTTGGCGTCACGCAAGTCACGCAGCGTCTTGGCCAATCGAATGTCGTACTGGCTGTCCGATTCGTTCTTTTTCTGGTCGGGAGCATCACCGCCCAACTCTTCAATCTTGTCTACCTTGGCCTCGGCACGCTCGGCAGCCTTGGTAGGAGCGGACTCTTCCTTGGCAGTCGTCTTTGCTGTAGGCTTAGCTTCGGCTTTGGCCTTGGCTGGCTCCTTTTTGGAGGGCTGCTTTGCAGGCGGTTCATCGTTGCCGAAGTCGTCGGCTTCTGCCTCTTCGGCAGCTGCCTTGTTGGCCAGATACTCACGCAACTTGTTCTTGGTAGCGGCCTTGCGCTCTTCCTTTGACTCAGACTTCGCGGGCTTTGCGTCGTCGGTGCTCGTCTTGGCCTGGGGCGCTTCAGTGGCTTCTGCGGCTGGTGCCGCTGCTTCAGTCGTCATTTGTAATAAATCTCCATGCTTGGCTCAGTCGGTTGCCCGACAACACCAAGGTGTCATGACTTGAAAGTTGACGGTCCAGCCACTAGAATGGGTCTATGGGTGGAAAGAAACCAAGTTGCCTTTGCGGCACGTGCAAAAATTGCACTAAAAGGGAAACTTCTAAGGCTTGGCGCAATACGCCAAAGGGCCGAGCTAGCCACAATGCTTCTGCGGCAAAAGCACGAGAGAAGTGGATGGCTAAGCCTGAAAATAGGGCGAAGCATTACGAGCAGTGCGATAGATATAGAGAACATCAGCAAACTGACCCTGTTGCTCGAGCGAGACGTAACGAGAGACAACGCAAGGCCGTGAAGAAGCGCCAAGCAGAGAACCCAGAAATACGCACAGCGAAACTTGCTCGCGATAACGAGACAAGACGTCTACGTAAAGCGAATGACCCGACGTTGAAAGAGCTCCATAATAAGCGTGCTCGCGTCTACGCAGAGAAGTATCCTGAGAAAATTAGGGCGCTCCAGGTGGCCAGGAAGGCTAGAGTGCGTTCCGCCGATGGCTCGTTTTCTGGTGCAGAGTGGCTTGCTTGTCTGGAGAAATACTGCTGGCAGTGCCCTCAGTGTGGGGTACCGCTGCATGATTCCGGTACTGTCGACGATATCGACGGCAAGCGCAAGGCTACCGTAGACCACGTCGTCCCTTTGAAGCACGGCGGTACTAACTGGATAGCCAATATCCAGCCAATGTGTATGACCTGCAATACCTCTAAGCAGGACCACTTTATAGTCCTATTGGCGCCTTGGGCTGGGCGTCCTGTCGAAGTATTTCGCGAAGACCTGGCTACTAAAGGTTGGGTGAGAGACCCAGCGCCTGGGTGCCCTGTGGAGGCGGGGCCATCTGCATAGCCGGAGCGAGTTCCGGCATTGGCGCGCCACCTGCTACTGGAGTCGGTGTAGGGCCTGTAGGAGCGGGCGGTGCTGCTTGCGCCGTTGCTTTATCTAGCATTTGCTGGCAATAGGTCAAGAACGCTTCAAACCCGTCAATAACTTCTGGGGCTGCTCCCATCACCATTGCCTGGAGTTCACTACGTGTCGCTAAATCCATGGCGACAGTCAAGTCCTGCCGTGGAATCGGCTCGACCATCTCGCCATCCAGAATGCGTTCTACCTGCCATTTAGCCAGGTCGATGTGCGCATTCTCGATAGCGGCGTACGTGTCGATATCAGGCATACCCATCAAATCAAGCGCGTAAGTCTTTGAAATGAAGCCACTTTGGACCCAGTCAATCGCGGCAGCCCAACGTCCTGCAGGTGTAGTCGGTAGTGCCGACATCTGGGACATAGTGACGTTAGCATGGCCAACCGGAATATCTAGGTCAGCCCACTTAGAGGTACGCAAGAACGTGCGCGCTCCAGCTTTGGACTCGCCCATGATACTGAAATCTGGGTCACGAGCCGCAGCATCGTCGTTCAGCCGCTCGAACAGGCGGGCAATCTCCAGGCACCCCTGTTGGTATCGCGAGACATACGGCACCAGCCGGCGACTCTGGACGTCATCAGCGGCGCGCACAGCGACGCCACTCTCAAGGCCGCGCCCTGCGCCCTGGCCGTTTACCTGCTCCTGGGATAGTCCCTCGACCAGCAGCGCGCGCTGGTACTCCAGGTCAATTTGCTGCTGCAAATCGTCCATGGTGCCATTCCAGGTCACCAGCTGCGGGGGGCCAACCAACGGGTCGTAATTCAGCACCAGCCCCAGGTCGTTGCTGAACTCTTCCTTGCGAACCGAGTTCTCGCCGTTGGGGTTCAGGATAACCATCGTCGAGCCCAAATCCTGGGCACGCGACACACGAGCAATCAAGTCATTGATGCGATTCTGGGCATAGCGAACGCTCTCAACCAGCCCAGCGCCCCAGAAGCCGAAGTCGCGGTCGCGGTAGCGAATGACGACGAACGGATGCTTGTCGTGTTGATACGATTCGTCGAGCAGCGTTAAGTTGGGTATACAAATTGTGTGGCGACCCTTGGAGCCCTTGCGAGAAGTCCTCAGGCACCAGGACTCGACAACCTCAACGAAATCGTGGAAGTCACCGGTAACGTTGGCCAGCAAGAAGTCGGTAATGCTGTCATGTTCGACGCAAGCAGCCATCTCAATCTGAGTGGCGTACTTGGGGAACTGACCAGCCAGAACGGCCTTGGGCACCAGCTTCCGACGGTGCATGGACCTGGGCTTGCCGTACGCTCCGTCCAGGTGCTCAACGAACATCTCCAGCATGTGGACGCGTTCGATTTCGGGCAGCCCCGTCAACGGGTCGTGGTAGCCGAATACCAGCCCGGTACCAGTCTTGGCCGCGTCCAAGAAGACACGCTTGATGATTTCTTGCCGGTCACGGTTCAACTGGCCTTGGAGAACTTGCGTACGCCGCTCAGCCTTGCGAATCAAGCCGAAGTCGCCCATGGTCGTGAGCACCATCGGGACAACCGGCGACTGGGCAATCAGGCTACAAGCCGTGTCGACAACTGCCGCACACAGATTGAACCGTGTGGAATGGTCGGCACGATACATATACTCAGCGAGCTGGTCGGCAATGGCCGAAATACCGTCGCCTAGTCCACTAATATTGCCTGCGCTGTAAAGTGACATGTAATGCAGCACATCTTCGCGCTGCTCTGACTGCTGGGTCGCTATGTAGCGAATGGCCTGAAAAACGCCGACGTGCGCATCGTTTTTGGCTCGCTGATGCCAGATTTCATTTTGGGCCATTGTCCATAAGATGGCCTGTCAGTACTATTTGCGGCCCAATTCCCTGAGCCGCTGGTTGCGCTTGCGGTCCTCAGGCGACAAGTCCTCATCCACCTGGGCGGCATGAGCCGTCGGGCGGGCTGCCGCCAAGGTGGCTACCGGAACAGCCACCGTGAAACGACAATAGTTCTCGCCGAAGCGAACTTCGCTGGCTCCCAGCGCATGCAATTCCTTACACAGCGCCACAAATTGCTCAGGAGTCACTGGGGTTGCTCCATGTCCGCATCATCATTCCATGATTCGTCAGGTGACGTCGACTGCTGCTCAGCAAAATCGAAGTTACTCTGCCCCATCGATTCGCAGCTGGCAACCAGCTCGCCAATCTCCTTGAAGCCCATCGACTGACCGGCCTTGGGCCGGCCTCGCCGCGCTGCAACGTGAATGCCGGCTTCGTTCAGCCAGCGCCGCACAGTCGTGGCACCGACGCCAAAGGCGTTGGCCAGCGGCAGAATGCGCAAATCCTGCGCAGGAATCTTGCGGGCGACATCTAGGCACTTGCGACGCTTGGCGTTAAGCACCTGGGGGGTTTCGCGCTTGGTGAGAATATTGGACATGCTTACCAGCATGGATTATTTAGCCGCGCGCCGCAACTCTATTTTCGGTACGCCCTGAGGACGAACATGGCCAGGCCTATTGCGGCCACGACCATGGCGACAATCATTCGCAGGCCTCTATGCTCTCCAGGGCCTGCTCCAACCGGCGAAGCTTCTCTAGCCGCCTACCGTTAGCCTGGAGCCGTCTGGGGTACCAACTGCAAGACGTACACCCACGGCACGCACTGCCTTTCTTGGGTGGCTCTTTCTTTGTAGTACGGCTCATCCGCTACTCCCTCTAACTCAGCCTCGATTCATTGGTCAGCTGGGTCCGAAGCGTCAGCCGCAGTGCACCCAGCGTACTCGCACCGGCTATCAAGTGCGCAAGTACATGCCTTCTCAAGCCAGACGAAACACTGCGAACAGTAGTAGCGGTCCCATTTATCTGAATGAAGGCGCTTCGCCTGACAGCATGGGGATGGTTGACGCATCGGTCTCATTGGTCACCCTTCGTCGATTTCGGCCTCGATAATCTCGCGCTGCCCACCAGAATGCCCTGGGTCATCGCCAGACTGTAGCACCTTAATGTCCGACGTGTCGGGAATAACGCCACGTGCAATATCAATCAGCTTGGACATGCTCATAGCGGAGATTTCGGCTCGCTTCTCGCCGTTGGCATGTATCTCCAGCTTGGAGCGTGGATACCAGCGCTGTGAGGCGCGACGCTCCAGCAGCCACGCAGCGGCTCGCCAATCGGTAACCGCAGCTGCGCCCACCCTAGCTACCATGGACGTCTCGAATGCCGCCTTGGCCTGCTCCATAGCGTACAGCCAGAACAACTCAGGGCTGCAGTCCTCATCCCAACCAGGCTGGATACCCAGCCGCTCGTGGTCTCTAGCGTCGGTGTTCCACCGCTTCCACGCCTGGCCGGCTCCGATGGCCGTACAAGCCGTGGGTATGGGCGTACCAGCTGCCACCAGTAGCTGCATCTGGTGGACGTTATCTGGATTCAGACGGCTTTTGCGGCTGGCGGTGCCCCACTTGACCTGGACGTGCTCCAGAGACGGCTTGGGCACGTCCTCATTTGCCCCGGACTTGGGCAGCACCATGTCCTCTTCGCGGCCCGTATAATCCCACGGTCCGCCATTACCGCCCGTCTGACGACGACGGATGGTGCCGTCGTAGTTGCCGCCTTGGTGGTCGCTATTGGGGTTGCGCTTTCGGGGTGCCATTACTGAGATAAGTCCTTGCCGTAAAACAACTCAGGCGTGTTTGCGGCCCAGTGGTACACGCCCAGCGCCCAAGGCACCAATACGACCAAACTGTAAGCGAACACTAGCGTCATACTGACCCGTGAATCAAGATAACGGCGTTCGAGGCCTGGGTGCGGGCTGATGCCTCGTTGCACCACCGGTTCTCAACCATCTTGGCGACCAAAGCCCAGCGCATCTCTGCCGCCAGGAATCGTTCGTTCCGCTCGCGTACGACAATGTTGCCGCAGCCGTCAAACGGTTCTTTGATGGTCTCGAGCCGAAACACGCCGTTCGGCTCCTTGAACGACATACAATCCAGCGTCAGCTTGGTCTGGGCACGGGGCCCGTCAACTTCGATTTGCCGAAGAATCTGACGCCTACCCTCGGCTATTTCGCGCTGCGCCTGGCGAATCATGGGGGCAGCGTCGACGCCCACCAAAGCATTCTTGCGTTCGTCCTGATTGCTCATGCCAGGCTCCTAGTGGCTTCGTCATACGCAGTAGTTATGGCGTCCACTAGTGACTGCTCGTCATGTGGCGGGGCAATCTTGAACGCTAACGCTCTTGGGGCCCTGTCAGCGGCTTGAAGCGAGCAAAAAAAGTGAATGTTGCCGGTTTCAGGGGCGTAGCTGCACGCCACGTTCTTTACACCTAGGCCATCACTAGTCGCCAGCACGGAAACAACTTGTTCTATTGCGTTCATTTGGAGACCTTTCGGGGCTTGGGGGCTGGCTCGGAAGCGGCAACCGGTAGCCGAATTGCGTACAGTACGCAGCTCCACGGCACAACGTGGGTGATACCGGATTCGATATGCGTCACGGTCAGTAGATTATCGTCCAGCGTCAGTCCGTATGCCGGTGCCGAGAACTCGTCACGGGTATTGGTCGAACCACGCACCAAACCAGGGTCCTGCATTTCCTTCGCCAGCCGAACGAACTTGAATTGCGTGCTCATTTTACAATCCGATGATTCCGCGCCCAGCGATACGGGTTCACATAGGTGAAATCCAGCCGTTGGGCAACTGCGTTGAATCTAGACTCATGCGTATACATCAGATTGCTGCTGTCTACGTCCAGTCCGGCGCGGTCAGCGGCACGGACGACGGCCACCAACAGCTTCTTGGCCAGCCCGTAACGTCTCCAGTCGCGCTTTACATAGGTAAAGTGTACGCAAATGGCGTCGGTGCCCAGCTCGTATACGATAAAACCGTACAGAAAGTCGGGTTTCTCGGCGTCTCGCAGCACCAGAACGTTGGAATGCTCAATCAAATCGTCAATTTCGGGGTTTGCGCGCCCATAATAGACGTTTGACGGCAGTTGGGCCTGCTTGGGTGCCTGACGGTGAGACTTTTTCCATGCCGAGTGGACGAAATTCTTGTCCGCTGGGGTCATGGGGGTAACTTCGACCGGCAGTGCCGATGCTTGCTTAGCTTGGGTCATACGCAAATCACACTAGTAGAGAGCGGACTATAGCGGCCCAGGCCCGCCACCAGCCAACTGTAGCGACTCCAGCCGAACGCGCGCCGAGAAGGGCGGCTGGTGGTGGGCAAACATCACCGTGGCGACGTCCTGAAACCGCACACCGTCCCAATACGCCGGGTCGATAGCCACCAGCTGGCCAACCGTGCCGCTGGGGACGCTGAATTGGTGCCGCTTGTCGTATGCCCGGAAATAGCACGTGACCATGTCACCGATACGCCCGCTGGCGCCACAGCAAAGCGCATTTCTTTGCGTTGGCTCGCGTAAAGGCGACCTTGGTGCAATTTTCAGGCATACGCTACCCCGCTAGTTGAAGTACTGCTCTGGAGTGTGCACGTAATCGGCACTGAAGCCAATAAGGAATCGCGAATCGTGGGTCACAGCTGACCACCAGCCACATCATACAGGCGGCATATTCGCCGCCGTGCTGGTTACAGGCTGCTTCCCACAGATTGAACAGCGCCGAATCCAAGAACGCGGCTACGTCGGCTCGAGAATGGCCGTCCAGCGGAATACCAGACGCTCGACAAATCGACTTAATTGACCTGGGGGGGTTACGGGCTAAGCAAGATACCATATAAACGTATGGTAGCTAGGTGAGCCGGCAAGTCAACTAGCCGCCAGTACCGGATTACCGCAATAGCCACTCACCCAGCGCCAAGCCGGCGATACCGGCAACCATGACCGTGGTCCAGGCATCGACCACGGTCGCCCAGCTCCAGCGGCTCACGGTGCCGGCTCCATGATGACCGGCGGCTGCTCCAACCCGGCGTCCATGCCGGAGACCGGGTCGGCCGGCACGCTGGCGTCCAGGAGCTCCGTGGAGGCGTCCATAGGCTGGGAGCCAGCATCGGCGCCACCATCGACCGGAGTCGGCAGCAACGGGCAGCCATGGCACCCCAGAGCGGTTACAGAGATTGCGATTACGCAGGCAACTAGAATGTTGTTCATGTTGTGACTATACGGCATTGCCGGACGTATGCTTCCCGCAGGCATCACGATTTATCGACTGCGCCCAGTACAGCCAGCACAACCTCGCGCCAATGCTGCTTTTCTCGTTGGCTGAGAAAAGCATAGCCCATATCCGACGTGTCGGGTGTTATATGGTAGTACGTGTCATGCGCAGCTTCGGCAGCCGCCTCGATTGTTCGGTGCAATTCTACGGGCTTAGTCAGCATAATTTCAGCGTAACAGGCTTTCCCATCGCCAGCATGAACTCGTCTTCCCATTTCTCGGCTTTCCAATGCCACGGGTAGCGCGACTCGGCTTCGTTGAACTTGGTGTCATGGTCAAACGAGATTACGTGATGCAAGCACTCATGATGTATGATGTGTAGCAGAACGTAATCTGGAACATCGTGCTCTCTTAGCCTGTCGTTTATCTCGATATGCTTGGTGTCGGGAAAGTACTGACCCCAGAGAAACTCATCCTTGCGTTTGACGTACCGACGCCACCTGATGCGCACTCCATCCAGCCCGCAGGCGCCGCCAAAGAACACCAGGTCGATAGCTCGGAACGCTTGGCGTAGGTCGGCTATTGAGCGCTCATAGACCGTCGTATCGTCGTCGGCTGCCATCCAGCCATGTTGACGGTTCAGGACGGCTCCTAGCCCGGTGTGACAGCGGCGTCACAGTGCCTGCAGGCTAAGGTCCAGGTGTGACAGAAGTGTCACACTAAGAAAATATAACTGGCCAACACCCCATTGGGGTGTTGTTCCGCTGATGAGCCAAGTCGTCATTACAGCGGCTACGTGCAAAATCTGCACATCGTTGGCTAGCCGGCGACAACGGGCATTTACGGTACAAGTAATGTACGCATGGGTAGTATATGCCATCTAGTCGGCAGAGACAGATTTTTCGGAACCGTATTCATATCGGCTCAAAGCCGGCAGCGGCCGGGGGGTATGGGGTCGGCTGGCGCCCGAGCTCACCGATAGCGGCTGGAGCGTAGCGAAGCCGTGGTGAGCTCCGTAGGAGCGAACATCGCGAGCCTAGCGAGCGATAAGCCGTCGTTATCGGCCATCACCAGGGTACTGTTGCACTTGCGCGCTAGGGGGCGTCTTATGAACCGGTTAGGAAAAAGCGAACTAAGAACCGGTTAGGAAAAAGCGAACTAAGAGTCTTCTAGGGGTGAATTTAGGTAGAAAGCAACCGAGGTGCGCTGAGGTAGTCTAGATGAACAAGACGACAGATTAGTCGATGAGAATGCGTTCTCAATACTCAGGTTTACAGACCACCTAAGTACGCGTAGTTATATGAGGTGTGTAGCCTTGGCGGGGCCGCCTTATTCAGAGAGTGTTCTTTGGCGTCTTTAGTTGTCCACGGCTAGCTCTAGGTGCTGCTATAGTTTCTGACTAATGTCACCTCCAGACAAGTTGCCCGCTCAGCCACATTGGATGTTTGTTGCCCCAGACGTCCGAGCTGAGCTGTTGCTCGAGAACCCTAGCGACGATTACGCCGCCTTGGAGAGCTTCGCACTACGAGGCCACTTCCGGCTGGAGGATGAACGACTAGATGGTGAACCAACGGCCCCAGTATCCTACCAAGTCATCAACCAATGTCGCCTGGGGCATCACAAAGCCAACGCGAAACAGACGCTGGACAATGCTGACTGGCTCCAGCAGTACGCAGCCGCCAAAGGCGAGCAGGTGCTCGATTACCAGTTCAACGGCCCATTCGACTCCGGCAACAAAACCAGAGCAATCACGTTGAAATCGTTGGCTTCTGCGTACAAACTAAGGTCACGACGCCGCTGGTCTCAGGCCGATTCCGACGTCCATATCAAAACTGGTCTTCCCAGAGGCAATTACGCCATGCCAGAACGAACACCTACCTTCATCCAAGACCAGAAGTGGATACTGGATTACTTCAAGCGCCATGCTCGGACCAGCAACTACATCCTAGAAACCCACAACATCGACGCTGCTCAGGATTGGGCTGAACAGCAATACCCAGACAACTCCGATACGAACATCGTCACGCTGATGCGTCTAGGGGCCCAGGTACAGTCCTGCAAAGACGGGCAACTACCCTGGTACAGCCCAGCTGCCAATCGTCACACCTCCAGGCTAGGAGACGCCAATACAGGCTGGCAGCTAATGCCCAGCGCCATGCGCCGCATTCTACGCCCCGACTGGGTAGACCTGGACTTGCGAGCTGCTCATCTGGCAATTCACCAGGTCATCTGCCGTCGCTTGGCGCTGGAGACGCCCATGCTGGATATCGTTCTAGAGTCCACAGATGGTTCGGTATGGCCCCAGGTAATCAAGCTGCTGAACGCTGGGACGGCTTTGGACAAAGACCAGTTGAAAGAAGCCGTCTATAGCCAAATGTATGGCGCCAGAGCACAGAAGATGATTCAGCTATTGGTCGCCAACAACGTCCCGTCTGAGCTGGCCTCGACCATCAGCCGCAGTCCGCTAGCCAAGGAACTACGAGCAACCTGTAAAGCCATCGCCCAGCGCGCCAAGCGCATGGGGCATCTGGTGGATGCGTACGGCGTCCCGACCCAGCTCGGCAACATGAACCCGTCAACGTTGGCGCACTTCATCGCCTCGACATATGAGCTACGGCTGATGGCGCGTGCTTACGAGGAAGCACGGCTGGTGTGCGACTTAGGCTATGTCGCGATACACAGCCACGACGGTATCACCATCGGCTCATCAAACCCGACTGACTTGACCACGTTTGCGTCCAAGCTGTGCGCTGCTGTCGATGCCGAAGCCGCAGCTTTGGGTGTTCGAACCAAGTTCGTGGCCAAGTAGCCAGCTACTGCTTATACTCCGTTCCTCGCATACGTACGTCCATCGTGGGCATTGCGGGTCCATCCATGACCAATGTGTGCATGGCGCGCACGCCACGCTGACCAACCACCGAACGCTGCTCCTCGCGCTCCATCGCTACCCGGCACCGCTTCTGGTAATCGTTGGGCGCCAGCTTGGACGCAGAACGCGTGGCGTTGATGGGGCGCTGGGCATCGGTACGAACCCCAGGCTCGCGAATGCCTGGCAATGACCCCAGAATGGCTTCTGCGGGCTGTTCGTCGTCCAACCCATGCTCCTCTAGAAGCTCATGCTTCGCTAGCCACGCGGCTACGTCGACGGTTCTACGGCCTGGTGGGGCCTTTATGGCCGTACTCGGATTTGTCTTGTTCGTGCTGTCGGTCATGCAGCTATTCTACGCCCAACCACGTCGCAGTCGTCAACGTGCATTTTCTGGTGGCGAATTTCTGGTAGCTAGGCGTATTCTGGCAATAGAACGGAGACGATATGCCCAGCCATAAACGATTCAAGCCATTCCATATCAGCATCGTACGCCGCACCGAGGTTCATCGCGGACCCAACGGTAATGCGTACGTGCAAACCGTATCCGCCGCTCTGATGCGCACAGATGGCAATCAGCGCAGTCGGCTGGTGGCTGTCGGGTTTGGCGAGGACATGGCAGAGGCCGTCGACAACATGGTGTTCGAGCATCGTCTTAACCGGCTGTCCTCCAGGCACCATAGCCGTATTGACCAGATGGAGCAGATGCCTGATTGGTTCCAAGAACGCGTCGTAACAGCGCTCAAAACACCAAGGTCGACAAGTTGATGGCACTGAGCGAGTTGGCCAAGAACACCAAGCCCGAAGAAACCGCGCGCCAAGAAGTTGCCGCCCACAGCTCCCGGCTCGGGTCCACCAGGGGAATGTGACAACCTATTGACGGCTGGCGCGATATGCCTGAACATTAACTCATGGACAACGCAGCAACGACCAACCAGACCGGACTGACCGCACGCCCCAGCTACGCAGCCAACCATGTCGATTATCGGTTGGCCATCGCACGTCGAGTGCGTGAACGTCTGGCTGACCGCAAGCTGGCGCGCAGTTGGGAGCAGGACATGGCTGCGTTGGCCCCCGAGACCGTCAACCAGGCGTCTGAGCGCGCGGTTGCTCGGCTGATGAGCCGGTTGGCTGGTTGAGTTCTAGGCACAACAAGGAGAGAACAAATGGCGTATTCTGACAGGCAAATGGGCTTCTGTCGTAATCACTGGCGCACACACAAGGCGCTGCTGTACTCAACGTACTGTCCAGCCTGCGCTGACGGGCTCCCCACTTATGTGGAGATGGTTCGCAAGGCCTCGTTGGGGAATGCCACGGCTGCGGAACTAGAGGCCTTGAAAGAGCTAACCGAGCAAATCGTCTCGTCGGAGTTCAGATGACTACCCAGCTACAAACGCTAGAGAACGCCCGAGGTTTGGTCGGCAGTCGGTGCCCGCACTGCAAGTCGACGCATACGTCCTTGGTCGACTTGGTGCTGGTCAGTCGATACGACACCCATCCGCTGTGTGCCCGGTGCGGACTGGCGCTGATGCGAGCTGCCAATAAGCCCGCCTCCCCGCGCCCAGCTCGCTAGCTAGTTGACTGTCACAGGCTTCAAGGTACGGTCGCTGCGGCGGATACGCCGGACGCCTCGCCCCTGGTGGTTTGCCAGTAGCGCAGTGCTAGCTAAGTCGAACTTGGTCGCGATGGCTACGTCCCCCTGGCCAAAGCCTTTGGGCGACTCCAGACGCTTCCTGAGGGCCTTCATGGGGTCATCCACCGAATCCCAGCAAGTGTCGACCAGCCGGAATGCAAAGCTGCTAGTGTGCACGGATGACCAACACGTACAAATACATCGCAGTGGCGATATCTATGATGATTTCAGTAGCATGCGCCGACTATGATTCGGACGTCATGCACAACGACCAGGTGGACGAAGTCATTTACGACAGCGAGCCAATCATCGACGCCGGGCCGGCTATTACCGACAAACAGAACGGCAGCCGAGCAGAGCCGACGGCGATTCCTACTGATGCAGATTTTGCACTACTGCCGCTGTCTATGAAGCTGACGCCTCAGCACTATTTGGGCTGGGAAAGCTACAACGACGTGTGGGTTTATAACATCGGTGTGACAGGACTGTGGGACCGCTTCAGCTGGGGCTCTTGGTATCGAGCGCGCGACCCACGTCAGATGTCATTGGTGAACAAGTACGTCTTTCCAGCTACGGATACGTTCCGATGCTACAGCAACTTCTGGGGCGCTACCTGCGTGAATACCCGACAGGAGTACCGTGACGTCGGGTGTCCGCGCTCGTTGAAGCTGAATGACGTGCCCAGCCAATGGCGCTCACAGGACCTAGGAGGGCCGCTGGCGCAGGTCGGCTGGTTCTGGACGTCAGTGCGCTCGTACAACACTTGGGCAACGTTCTGCTCTCGAGTCGAGCTGCCATTTGCCGGTGTTGTCATCACTGGAGCAGCCAGCAACCAGGTCAACTGCCAGTATGGGCCGCTGCCCAAGGACCAGCCGTTCTTGGATTGCTGGCTCCAAAAGCGCTAACTGGCTTACGGGTACATCATCGCCCAATCGGGAGCAGGCAGGCGCTGCCGCAATGTGTCATCAATCACCTTCATTGCGTCGCGGTTCCACTTTAGCTGCTCTTCAGCGCTAAGCTCTTCCCATGTGTCGCTGACCAACCCAAAGCAGCCGTTGGCCCACCAGTGGTCAAAATAGCGCTCGCCCATAGTCCTGAAGGTACGGACTGGCGGCTCGCACCAGCAGCATTGCTCATCACGTGGGAAGAATTGACCGTGCTTAGCGCACTGAGTCAGAGTCGCCTTTTGGGGGCCGAGCTTGCGGCGTGGATTGCTCTTCAGATGGTCACCCAATAATCGAACGGGCTCCTTGCTCACGGCTTCCTCCACATGTTGCGATGCACACCGGATTTCTCTTCACCGGAGTACAGCCCTTCCTTCAGCTCACTAATAGTGACCGGCTTGAAGTACACGGGGCGAGTCAGCGGAGGCGGTTCGGCAATCCTGGTGGCCGCGATATCGGCCAGCCGACGTTCGCGCTTGGGAGCCACCAGTCCTAGTAACCACACAACAATTCGCCGCCACATGCTTGCCTCCGGTGTCACAGCTAGATGTCACAGACTGTCACAGTAATGGTGGCACAATAGCGGAGTAGCTAGATATCGCAAAATGCTGGTGGACATTTAGCCGGCTGTGGCCGTACGATACTCCTAGATGACAACTCGATACGAAATCAGGCCCAAGCAATACTCCTGTAGCAGTCAATGGCACCAGTATTATGTGCTGACGCAAATTGAGGACGATGGCGTCGGTATTCGAATCTGGCGCCAGGTAGCTGCCGGGTCGTATGACAGCTGTCTAGCGGCTCAACGTTTGTTATCTCAGGAGGACGTATGAAAAAGCTACTAACGGACCTGGAAGAGTTGGCAAACGAGCTAGACCGGCGTTGGGCGTCTAGCCGAAGGGCATGCTTGGCGACCGATAGCCCCGAGTGGCGAGCAATTGACGCGGGTATGTCACGGGCATACGCAAACTCCGAAGAGCTCCTTAGAGCCGTCATTGTCAAGCACTCCAACCAGGAGCAACCATGAAGGTTGGCGATACGGTACTGATGACAGCTTGCGGGCTGGTCAATCAGCCGGTAACAATCATCTGCGACATGGGCGGCTCGGCGTTTCGCTATTTCGTCCAGACGATACCCGAACAATACTACTATAGCGTGCATGAGTCTGAACTGGCTTTGCCATCTAGGGAGGTAGTAAATGCCAACGATTGAGCTGTACGATGTTTTGCTGGCGCTGTGCGTAATTGGCCTGGTGGTGCATGCTTGGCTGTTGTCCCACAAGGTCAACAAGCTGCGGTCTGACATCAATGTCGACTTGACCACCCTGTGTAAGGACGTCGATGACCTGGAGATTCAGGTCGAAAACAACGCGACACGCATGGTGTATTTGGAGAACGAACTGGAGCCGGTCACCAAGCCAGCTATTCAACGAACGGTGGTGTTCTGATGACCCGGCCTAGTTGGTCTGAGTACTGGCTAGGCATGGCGCAGCTAGCCGCTACGCGGTCTACCTGTAAGCGCCTTCGGGTTGGTTGTGTTCTAGTGGCCGACAACCAGCTGCTGGTCAGTGGATACAACGGCGCCTTACCAGGTGCACCGCACTGCCTGGATGCTGGCTGCGATATTGGTCCACACGGAGGCTGCCAAGTGGCGCATGCAGAGGCCAACGCAATCTGTTTCGCTTCTAGGCGCGGGGTGGCTATTACGGGAGCCACTTGCTACTGTACGCACTCACCATGCGCCGCATGTGCCAAGCTGTTGGTTGTGGCTGGCATCGTCTCAGTCGTGTACGGTGTTCAGTACCGTGACCCAGCGCCGCTGGATATGCTGAAGAAGCACGGTGTGGCCGTCGTTCATCAGGAGTAGATGTCTTGCGCTTCAAGGGCGTTTTGTTCCAAGCGTTGGGCAAACACGGGTCCAAAGTAGACCGCTCTTTCGACGTCCCTTGGACGCTAGAAGGCGTCGAATCTGTGTTCCCTGAGTTGGTGGCGCCGTCAAAGGACAGCGTTCAGTTGTGGGCCGCAGCCGAATACCGTATTGGGGCTAATCGTGGCTTGGCTGGCTTGGAGTGTCTGCATGCGGCCGTCCTAGACAAGGATTGCGCTGACATAGGCGACTTGGAGGCAGCGGTAGCCCACATGGACGGCTTGGGGCTCGCGTTCATCGTATACTCGAGCTGGAGCCACCGAGATGAAAACAAAACCCACTCAGACTCTGGGACCCGTGGCCCTTATGACGCGTACCGCATCTGCTTACCGTTCGACAAGCCGGTTACCCCAGACGAATATCGAGTGCTCGTGCCCGCTCTGTTCGGCCACGAAGTACCGGTTGATGACCCAAAATACCGCGCCGAAGTACTGGGCCGGTTCGTAGAGACGGCCAGCGGTATAGAGCGAGCGGCTAAGCCTCGTGGATTTGACCCGGCCAGCGCACGTCCAGCCCAGAGCTGGTACGTACCGTGCACACCGCCAGAGCGCGCGCATTTGGCTGTGTTCGACGTTCGACCAGGCAGGCCGCTGGATGTCGAGGCAATCCTGCGTCGCCCGACTACCGCCCAGGTATCGAGTCGACGTCAGCGCCCGTATCAGCAGCCGACGGCCGAAGCCGTAGGAGCTCTACGGGACATCACCAAGGTGTTCAATCAACGTGGCATCTCGCTGGGTGCCGAAGCCTTTGAGGGCTGGCGCCGCGGGCCGTGTCCAGCTTGCGCTCCGGACGGTATTCAGAAATCCCCTAGTTTTCGCGTTCGAGCCAGCGGCAACGGTATCGATGTCGTATGCTTTGCCAGCTGCCGACGTGGCGAGATTTTGGCCGCGTTGGGTCTGGACGACCAAGGGCGATTTGGTGCCCCCAGCGAGCTCCAGGTTCGGCTAGAGGAGCAGCTTCAGCGCCAGGCTTCGCCCAAGCTGTCGGTACCGGTCTCCCAGGCCGTATTGTCGCTAGTGGACGACATCCGAGACGCAGTTCTTAGCCGAGAGCCGACTGTCATACACTACCCGGCTGGAGTCGGAAAAAGTCATAGCGCTGCCATAATTCTTACAGAGCGCGCCAGAGCCGGCTACAAGATTGCCTACTGCACGCAAACGCACGAAGTCGCACACGATACACGCCAGTATCTGCCGCCAGACGTCTATGCACGCTCTGTGCACCAGCATAGCCCGCTAATTCAAGTCGGCAGTGAGCCAGTGTGCGGCCGCGCCAACGAACTGAAATCGCAGGTATTCGAGTTCGGCGTGTCTCTGTTGGGTAAGATTTGCCCACGCTGCCCGCTTAGGCAAGAATGTGAAGCTTACGCTGCTGCTAAAGAACGCCAACGTTCCTTGGCTAGCGCCAACGTAATTTTTGTCTCACACGCTGGCATCAACCAGGTGTTCGGGCTGGACGCTGATGGCAAAGACAAGGGTTTGGGAATCGAGCTGATTGTTGACGAGATGCCAGGCACCTATGAGCAAGTTCAGGTTACGCCAAACCAACTGCAGGCACTAGTGACGGCAGAGCTGCCGTCAGCGCCAGCCACCATCGCCAAAGTAGTGCGCGAGTTGGCACGCGCCTGGTCGACCGGTACCGAACCAGGAGAAATTGTCTGGGGCCCCGAAGGAACGCCGCTGGGTAACGCAATCGCACTTGCTGGTGAGTGGCGTCGTTTGTCAGTCCGCGAGGACTCCAGGCCTTCAGCAGCAGAAGCCGAGCTGCTGAGGGCTGCTGATGCTGTTGTGCGGCTGGGTGCCCGTATTGCCGACGGTGAGCCCGTAGAAGGGCTACAGCATCGCGGGCACACGCCACTACAGGCGATGATGCCTGATGCCTGTCACGAGCAGTTGGTGGCCCGCAAAGGCGTGTTGCTGTCGGCTACGCCGATGATGGCTGCGTTACCTGGGTTTGCTGTACGCAGCTGTTCGGTCACCGACGGCGCGCCTGTCAAGCGTGTGATGATTCTGCGCGGTGGTCGTGGCTCCAAGGCACTGACCACCAGCTACTGGGATGAGACGTCGGGCCGCCGTGTGCGACGCGAGGCGCAGCCAGGAGAGCCAATCGGGATACCGTGGCCGTTGGTCGATGCAGCGTTGGAGCGAGCCCTAGAAGAAGCTCAGCAATACGACCCACCCAGGGTGTTGTTCGTGACGTTCCGCGCTATCGCAGAAGCGCTAAGAAACGACCCGGTACGGCTGCGTGGCGGATTAGTCCAGGTGGCACACTACGGAGCGTTGCGCGGTCTGAACCAGTGGCAGCAAGGCAGCGCCACTGAATGCTCGGTTGCGTACATGTTTGGCACGCCACGGTTCGCGCTGAAGCCAACGCTATTTCAGCTGGGACTGGTGGGAGAAGCCGCTGACATTGAATGGGTGCAATGTGCCGCAAACGAGCTGGAGCAAGCCCAAGGGCGCCTTAGGCTGCCTAGGCGAACCAAATCTTGTTCAGTGATGGTTGAGGGGGATGTTGCCCCAAGTTCCTGGACGCAGGATAACATCAGCGAACTGTTCACACAGGAAGATAATGAGACGCAGTCTGCCCTACTAGAGTATGCGTGGTTTTGGCGCTCCAAAGATGATGTTCAAGTATTGATTGCCTCTGGAGAACCGTTGATTGAGCTTGCCTTCCCGCCAATCGGCGAAGCCTTCGATTTATGGCTAGGTCTGTCGGCGCAACGTCAAGAGCTGTTGGACAAGGAGTTTTCGTGGGCTACGGTAGAGCGCCATGGATAATAGCTTCTACGTCTACTGCTGGACGAATAGAATTAACGGAAAGCAGTATGTCGGCAAGGGCAAGGGAGACCGAGCCTACGCTCACCTGAGAGATTCTGCTCTTAGGAAGTCCATTCTAAGTGTCGCAATTCGCAAGCATGGCGTAGCTGCGTTCGAGCTTCGGTTCCTAACGAAAGACATCTCAGAGCAGGAAGCATTTCAGGCAGAGATGCACGCAATCTACGTACTCGAATGTAGAGCGCCTTACGGTTACAACCGCACGGGCGGGGGCGAGGGGTCCGCTGGATATGTGCACCCGCCCGAGATTCTTGCCAAAATGTCTGCTAAGGCCTTAGGTAGGCGCATGTCCGACGCAACCAAAGCAAAAATCAAGGCCGCCAACAAAGGAAAGAAAATACCCGAGCACGTAAGAGCGGCCGCACTTGCCGTGAACAAGGGCAGGCCGCTCTCGCCCGAACACAAAGCCAAACTGGCTGCAGCAGGCACTGGCCGCAAACAAACCCCTGAGACGATAGCTAAAGTAGTGGCTAGGCACTTAGGCAGCAAGCGCAGCCTCGAAACCAGAGAAAAAATAGCCGCAAAGGCTAGAGGCCGTATAGTTCCACCAGATGTTGCCAAGAAGCGTGTAGCGTCACTAGTCGGACGTCCTCAAAATCCAGAGCATGTAGCCAAGCGAGTAGCAGCCATAGCTAAGACTAAAGCCGCCAAGAAAAAGTTGACGGCTCAATCTTAAGAGCGTCTATTATTGCGGTTGGAGGAAGTAAGATGTCACTGATGTCAAAATTCTTCGGTCGCAAAGAACGCAAGCTCCGTGAGCAGCCCGCGTTCACCGTGGTCAGCCAATACCCGTGGACTGTGGTCGAGTATGACCCCAAGCGCGCCACCCCAATGGCTATTGAAGCCGATTTGGCCAGTCGTCAGACTGAGCTAGACATCGACGTCACGCTGGTTGACGATGAACCCACTAGGCCGTACCACCGAATCTCAACGGTCGAAGTGCCGCCTGTGTCGGATGAGTTGATTGCCTATATGACCAAGGTAGGAGAGACAAAATGAACGGCAGAGAAGCACTCAAGGCACTGGCGGACGGCAAAACTATTCATAGCCCAAGCCTTTCTTGTCTTCTATTTCGCCTGAACGGCTGCAGCCTGTACAGTTTGTTGCCAGGTGACGAAGTCGGCCATGTGTCGGGCATGGGCCTGGACGGCGTGATTGGTCGCGACAACTGGCAGCTTTACGAGGAGCCTCTAACCGACGAACAACTAGTAGCCGAGTGGGAAGAGAGTGCAAATCAAGAGCGGTCTATGCCTGGGCTCGTCGAAACTCAGCAGTTGGCTAACGCCTACCGTAAGTGCGCCCGACAACTCAAGGAGCGCAAGCTGTGAAGCGCACCCAGACGTCATACGTCGTCCTAATTGGACGACGTATTCTGATGCGCAAGCCAGGAGAGGCTGCCCCCAGGCAACTAGACACGATACCCGATAAAATCGAACAAGCGACCTATGAGACGCCATGGTATCGTCAGCTGTGGCTGAATACGGCAATCGCACAGTTCGGCGAAAAACACGGCGTTGCCGTTCTGCAGTTGCTTCAAGGCGGTAAAGTGTGACGAAACGACACCTGGTGCGCGCTAGCGCCTCGACCCTGAAGACTTGGGAGGGCTGCAAGGCCCGTGTGGGTTACAGGAAGCTGGACGGTCTACCTGAAGGCGACACCAAGGCAACAGCCCAGGGCACGGCGGTGCATCTGGAGTTGGAGATGTACGGCAAGCTGGGCATCCAGCCCCAGTCTGTTATGGCGCTGGCGCTGAAAGAATACCACCCACCGCTGGGTATGGCAGCCGTCGAAGTGCTGGGGATGTTTGAGACGCCGTCGTCGCCGTGGACGGCGCGAATTGACTTGGCTTATGACTGGATTCTGGATGCAGAACCATACTGGGAAGACGTTCTGCCGACGCCACGCAGTCGTAACAAGTTGCGGTCGTACGTTGTGACCGGCCAACCAGCCGAGCTGGGGACTACTGGCGTCACAGTAATTCACGACTGGAAGACTACTTCGCAGCTCAGCAACGCCAAGACGGCAGCTGAGCTGACCCAGGACAAGGCCGTAGCCATCTATTTCTGGGAGGCCTTTTTGGGTGGCGCCAAGCGCGTCTTGGGCCGCTGGATATGGGTTGAGCCGACTGGTCGAACGCGTGAGGTTTGGTTCGAGCTGACGTTGGCACAAGTCGTCGAGCGGATGATTGAGCTGGACTCCGAAGCTGGTGTCATGCAGGCTTGGTTGGCTTCGGCCCGCTCTGGTGACGACTTGCCCAAGAGCCCCAGTTACTGTTATGCGTTCCGCGACCGCTGCGCCTATTTTGACCGTTGCCTGCCAATCGCCTCGTTTAGTATGGAGGATGCAATATGAGCTCGCTGCCTGATGACAATGACGATGCGTACGAAATCATGCGCCAATTGACCCCTGGTCAGCATCTAGAGCTCCGGTTGTATGTCCGGCGTCAGATGAAAGAAGCACGCCGCAAAGCACGTGAAGGTGCTGCTTATGTCTCGCCTGAGAAACGCGGCAAGAGGAGTCAGACGCCATGACCATCGAAGATTTCAAGAACGCTATGTCCGGCAGCCCCAAAGCACCCCCGCCTTTGCCGCCTCGCAAGGCGCCTCCGTTGCCACCGCGTAAGTCCAGCATGGAGAAGGCAAACGATGAGTACGTTGCTGCGCTTATAAGCACAAAATTTCTGGAGCCTGACCCGGTTGCGTCGCTAAGCGCCATGCAGCCCGCAACCGACGCAGCGGAGCGGCTGCGTGCAATCGCAGCCCAGTTACCGGCGTACAACCCAGACACGACGCCTCCGAAGCCAGAGTCAGGATACATTAACTCGCCAGAGGGCGCTCAGTTGGCTGCTACGCCAGAAGAGCTAGCTGCCATCCAGGGCATCGTTGCACCGCAACCGACTACTGACGACTTGGAGTCGATGACCAAGGCCGAATTGCTGGAATGCGGGCTGGCGATTGGCGCATTTGCAGCCGGCTCCAAGTTGCGGGAGACGGGGTTGCGCAAGGCCATTCGCGCCAAGCGGGCTGAGCGCGCCGCAACTGTAGATGGGTGGGTAGCCCACGGGTTCGTATCGGCAGAGGACAAACCCGTGTTTGTCGGCAAGTCTGAGTCGACTGAGAACCCAACTCTTCGCGAATCCATCGTTGAGATCGTACAAGGTCTAGTCAACGTGGGCGCAATATCAGCCGAAGAGCAAGCAGATATTTTGTCCCACTTCACCCCTGCGCCTGGAGGAGTATTCGACGAAATCAGTCAAGAGTTGACCGAACAAGGCGTCAAAATCGCAGTAGCCGCTGGTTCGTTTGAAGACTTTGGAATCGTAGGAATTGACCGCTCTAGTCTAAAAGAAGAGGCGCCCATGGACACAGGTTTCACGCTGTACGTCGATTGCGCACCGCTAGACAGCGGACGCTTGTGGACTGGTGGCTCTGTGGAGCACGAAGCCAACAAGCTAGTTCACGCCGAGTTCCCGCAAATGAAGTTCGCCGATTGGCGGCTGGTTCAGTACGGTCAGGGAGCAGCGCTGCTGTGCCACTACGCAGCGCAAATCGTACGTGACCGTCAGTTGTCGGCTGTTGTGTTGGATACCCGCACGCCGGCCGGTAGCGTGCTGGTCAACGCGTTGTCGTTGATTGCGACCAATATCGTGCGAGGGCTGCGATGAATAAAGTAACAGATAAAATGCTAGACGCGGCCCTAGACGCGGAAATCGACGTCGGCTTGGTGATGCCGCGCGAAGCAATGCGCGCAGCGCTTCAAGCCGCACTAAATAGCGCCACATCAGTTCCGGTATCAGATGAAGAATTAGTTAGTTGCTGGCAAATCCGCAGTGCGGCCTTTGCGAGTCAAGCTCTACACGGCGTAGCCGCTGAACTCATGCAATGTGCGCGTCAACTCAAGAATAGACGCATATGACCACTAAGCTCGACGTTGGCCGACTAGCCTATAAGGCGTACTGTACCATGATGGGCCTGGAGAAATACCCGGCCTGGAAAGATTTGACTTTGGCCAGCCGTGCGGCTTGGACCGCCGTTGCCGAAGCCGCTGAAACTAGGAGAAAGCCGTGACGTTTAGAGACTACGTGGCAGTTGTGCTAGGTCTAAACGTGGGGACTTTCATTTGTAACATCGTAGCGAGCGCGCCGATTTGGATGTCTCTGACTAGCCTAGTAGGTATCGGGGTCAGCTTAATTGGGCTTCTGGCTTCGAAAAAGAAATGACCCTGGAGCTGCTGGTCGCAATC